TTAGGGTGCGCTTATTTGAGCTGGGACCAATTTGGGACCAATCTGGAGCTTTTCCATTTCGCTCCAGTCCGAGCTTGAGTTGATCCAACGCGCATAAGTCGAGAGCAGCATCTGCACACTATGGCCGAGCTGCTGGGAAATGAAGGCGGGGTTCATGCCAGACATAATGCATATTGTCGCATAGGTGTGACGACAGTTGTATGGCGGCCGACGACGGATATTCAGAGCTTTCAGCGTCGGAACCCATTGCTTATGCAGGTCCGACGTCTGCTTCACGTACTCCGAGTTCTTTGATGGCGGGAAAATGAAGGGCGTTTCCAGCACTTTCCCTTTGCCATTTTTCCGACGCTCCGCGTACTCCCTGGCAAATTTCAGGGCATGCAGGGCGCGGTCATTTAACAAAACGAAGCGGTCACTGCCCGTTTTCGTGCGCTCAACCACTTCCCCCAAGGCGATCCCGCGACATACGTGGGCCGTCCTCTTCTCTTCGTCTACCGCATCCCAGCGCATCGCCAGGGCTTCAGATAGACGCATCCCTGTAAAAAACACAAACTCAAAAAATGCCGCATAAATCGTACTGGGCCAGTGATCGTGCTCGTACATCTTCGCGATGATCTGGTCTGCTTCTTCCAGCGTGAAGGGGTCGATCTCCTTTTTGCTGCGCTTGGGCAGTTCGAGAATTGCCGCTGGGTTCTTCGGGATCAGCTCTTCGGATACGGCTGAGTTCAGGATGGTGGACAGCTTCGAGATGGCGTTGCGCTTAACGCCCGGCGACTTCCACTCATTGGCGGCCATAACCCGGCGGAGCAGCGTGGTGGTGATCAGGTCGATCCGCACCAGGGCAAGGCCGGGCATCCAGTACCTGTTCAGCGCTCCCTTGTAGTTCCCCTTCGTACCGGCCACCACCTCACGGCTATCCAGCCAGAGTTGCGCATACTCGCCGAAGTTGATCTTGCCGCCGGCGAGGTTGCTGGAGCTGGGGAAAAGCTCGGCGTACTTGTCGTCGTCGAGCAGCCCCAACTTGATCAGTCCTTTTACTTGATCAACAACCTGTGAGGCAGACTTGATTCCTTTCTGTGTCGGGGGATAGGGGAGCGTTTCACTCCGCCGGCTGCCGTTCCACATAAAGCGGATGCGGATCGATCCGTGGTGGAGGTCCATTCCTGCGGGCAAACCCATTGGCTTTCGAGCCATTCGTAGTATCTCCTGATGCTGTACATGACCCGGCTGCCTTGCTTGTTCCAGACGCCGAGGGGGATTTGGTTTCGGGCTCGCTTGGAGCGTAGGGCGGCGAGGGTGGTGCCGAGGATTTGGGCCATTTGGGCCTCGGGGACTTTGTCGCCGGTGATACCGTCGTTGAGCTGTTCAGCTGCTGACATTGTTCTCTCCGCGCCGCGCTGGGCGGCAGAAGGTGGATTAGGTGGTGGCTTTCTTGATTGCGGCGCGTGCGTCGAACATGGCGTAGTACAGGCGGTGGAAGATCGCGCAGCTCGGGTCTTCGTGATCGTCGCCGCCGTGTTCGAAGATTCCGTCGATGGTGCCGCTGTAGTTGCTGGCGATCTGCTCGCATTCGCCTGCCACCTGGGTGAGCGCTGTCAGTGCTTTCAGCAGTTGCTCGCTGCTGACGCGTTCCTCCCGGCCGATATCCCAGAAGCGTTGGCCCCAGTGGTCCGCCGGCGGCGGGTTGGTGTTCTGTGCACCCATGGCCAAGGCCCCGACTACTGCATCGCACAGATCGCGCTTGTAGGCGTTGTCGCCGTCAATGCTGGCGCCTTTGCGCCGAAGGTCATCCAGAACTGCGTTGAAGTCTTCTTGCGTTGGCTTATCCAGGCCCTTGTAAGGGGCATAATTCTTGAGGAATGGCGCGTCAGTCAGCTGGTGATGCCTGACCAAGTGGCTTCTAAGTTGGGCAATTTCCGCCTTCAGCTTGGTGATTTCATGGGAATCAGACATAGGAATACCTCGCCCGCCGCTCACCGGCAGGCATGTAGGGGGATTGGGTTTTGGGTTATTCTTGCGTTTCAACTAAAGGAGGCATCGCATGGAAAGAAGCTTTTTTAGCGTAAAAAGAGCAATAGTGATCTTTGCGGTTATTTTGTGTGCAGGGATGCTGAGGGACGCCGGCCTAATAGGTTTTTGGGTAATGTTTTTGTTGGCGCTGTCGCCGAGTGCGATATTTTTCCTATGGGATAAATATCGCGTCAGCAAGACCAATCTTGCGCAGCCTTGATTGGCGTGACTCCCGCCACTCATGGCCTTGGCCCCTTGTAGATGAAGACGTAGGCGAACCAGAGGGTGGCGATCATGGCGTCACCCGCTGGCCGAGCATCACGTCTGCGACAATTTCCCAGAGTTGGGACGGTGACCACTGGTAACGGTCGAATTCGTCATCAGGCTTCACGCCAACCAGGCAGCTTGAATGCGCACCGCGTGAATATTCGCCGAGCTTCTGCATGATCGTTGCGACCTTTCCATCACCACCTGGCTCAGTCCGATGAAAGTGGTAGGCCTTCTGATCGTAGGTGCAGCCAGCACTGATGTGGTAGCTGTCGATCTCAACCATATGGCCTAGTCCATCCGGTACCCATGGACGTCCACCGCAAGCTGTGCGTGCGCCCTCATGCAGGTAGAGCATGAATCCACCGCCCGCTGAGGGGTCGAAGCGGTACTCAAGGTTGTGCTGCACGCCAATCAGGACGCGCGACACGAAGTCAAAACGGTGGTCATGGATCGCTGAATCTTTGAAGCAGGCCCGCCGGGGAAGCTCGGGGTGCCAGACATGCAGGCGCTGATTTCCTTCCAGCTGGACCTGCACAAAGCCCAGGCCGTGCAGGGTGATCTTGTCGGTCATTACGTCATCGATGATCATCAGTAATCCTCCCAGTTCAACCCCTGAATGTATTCGCTTGGGATGGTCACGGCCTCGGTCGGCACGGTGCTTTCGACTTCATGGTTGCCGAAGTAGCCGATTGCCGCCTTTGCGCGTTCCATGGACAACTGGGCATGCTTCATCTGCCATGCTTTGCGGGCCTTGTACGAGCGCAGTGCCAGCGCCCTGTCGGTGTAGGCGAAGCGCCGGCCCCACTCGCCACCTTCTTTCAGCACACGCTTGCGACGTTTCTTGATCGCATCAGCAGTCCAGCTGTATTGAGGGCCTTTGACCATTGCGCAGGTATGGGTGTCGCCGATGTAGTAGCACTGTTCGGTTTCGCCGATCACCTGGTAGGTGATGCAGTGAACCTCAACGCCTTCGGGGCCAATGGTGTCGATGAAGCGGTAGTGGTCCGGCCAGGCTTTCGCAATTTCTTCAGGCATGACTTCGTCCTTGCCGCTATAGCGGCTGACTTTGAAGGGGGAGGGGTTACAGCTGTGTTGTACTGGTGTATTACATGCTGCATATCGCAGTGAAAGGATGCTCAGCTTGATCAGATATTTTTCTTTTCTACTCCTCCTCCCGGTCGGCTCGGCTGCGGCGTACGACCCTGAGCGAGCATCGAATAACCTCGCGCACGAATTTGCGGAGTGCGCAGCTTATTACTCGATAACTTCGGAAATAATTTCACGTACCAAGCCTGAAGCGGCGAAGCAATTCGATGCAGCAGCTGAAAGTGCCTATATGGGCGCCAGGACTCTCACGAATAAAAAAGTTGCCGATGCAAGAGTTGAAATGGCGATCAAATCCATGTCCAAGGAACTGGACAATGACATCTCAAATTTTTCAATCCTCTTAAACAAATACTCAGACAACTGCCAGGAAGCAGTTACTGACCCTGAAGCTCGAATGAATTACTGGCTCAAGAAAGAAGGCTGATCATTCAGAAGCCTCTTTCGCTACCAGATCATGGGCATTCACAACCATCATGCCGAAGCGTTCCGCGATCAGGACTTCCAGGCGGGCACCTTTTGAATGCTCCCAGCCGGGCAGGGTGGCCACGGTGTCGCACTCCATCAGGGCGACAATGTCGCGGCGCATGCAGTCGTTCCAGGAGCCGCCGTCCGGGCTGAGTTCGGCCGGGTTGGTGACGGTGTGGCCGCCTTCGGGCAGGTTATCGGTCATTGCGGCAAATGCCGGGAAGTTGAGGTCAGGCAAGCCGGTCATGGGGCCGCTCAGGTAGATGCGCTTCATGCGACCTCCTTGTCATGACCTGGGCAGCCGCCACCGCTGAAGTCGAATCCTTCACACGGCGGACCGAATGGAAGCACCTCTTTGCCTTGGGCCAGCGCTTCGAGCAGATGGTCCTTCGCCTCGTCAGCGGTGCATTCACGTCCGTCAACACGGAACATACCTTTGAGTTGGCGCTTGCTGAAATCGCGGATTGCGCCGCGAACGCTCAGATGGATGTGAAAGGTGCGGCCGTTCGGGCCGAAGGTATCAGCTGGTTTGTTTTCCGTGAGCATGGGGATACACCTAATAATGGCAATTTGTTAGCATTGATGTCGCTGATAGCGCTATGCGCGCATGGCCTACGGTGGAATGCACACTGCACTAGGGAGGGAGTATGGGTCTGCTGTTTATTTTCGCGGTTCTTCTGGCGTGGCCGACCTACGGGCTTTCCATTCTTTTATGGTTTGGCCTGGCAGTTGCTCGAGGGGCTTTCAAAAGATTTGCTATTCGGCGCAGGGAACAGGCTAGAAATTTATTAATGCCTCTATTTCCTGAAGATTTAGGTTTTTTCTTCAGTGCCCTTGATGTCCCGCTTGTTAATGGATATCACCTTACGGAAGAAGAGTTGCGTGAGTGTGGTAGTCATTTCGTCAATTACCTATCACATAATCCCAGCGAAGCCGCGCTATTCATCAAAGGACTAGAGCGTTGGCGAACGAAAGGGGAAGTAAATCTCTGCAATCCTGTTAATGCTGCTCTCGATGAGAATCATCTAGAAGCCAAGCTTGAAATTCATCTCACCGCGTACCGTGCCATCGAAGCCCTAATGACCAACAATAAAAATCTGAAGTGTTTCCGAAAAATTGATTATGGTCGCGTCTTGGAGTACAGGCAGCGCATTGAAATTGAGGGGTTGCTTAACGCTAACTGAATGGCAGGGTGACGGATGTTATAAAGGTCATTTTCAGTCCTTGCGTGCAAGAGCTGCCCTCGCCGGGGTGGCGTGATTGGGTGAAGTGGGGTATTTGTATTTATTTAATTTAAGGGTGGAGTTAGTCAATGATCATCGGCGAACCGGATATCTTTGAAGTTGGCGACCCCGTGATCGATCAGTGCGCTGATGACCGGCGCGTTGGTCTTGTCATCGCTATCGAGTTCGACTCGACAGGCGAAAAGGTTTTGGTAGTTGAGACGGACGGACGGCCCGGTGAGATCTGGCGAGTTCTCGACAAGGATGCTGTTTTACCCTAGAGCGTCATCTCGACCTGCACTTCCCGCTGCCAGATTGGTGAACTATTGTGAGCCTCGATCCGGTCGGCGATCACGTTGGCGCGCTGGCCGGCAGTTGGTGGGGCGTACATGCCGAACCGGCTGATACTCCCGCCATTTACCGCGGCGTTCGTGGAGTCTGCAGAGGCGAAGGGCAGGTGCTGGAATACCGCGGGATCGAGCATCCGCAACCCGTGCAGCCTACACGTCGGACGGCCTTGGTCGTCGCAGATAGCGTTCATCGCAGCGCCCATCCGCTTCCACCATGGCCCAGTGCCCGGTGTAGCCCATTGCCCAGAACTGCCAAGGGCAACCGTTCGCCAACACCGCGCAAGCCGCTGCAACCGCTCAAGCGATTCGTGCAAGTGCCAGACAGGCACGCCGCGAAGCTCCTCTGGCCACTGTCGAACAAGGTCGTCGTTGGCCTCTTCATCGCCGTCGATGACGTCCGGAATGAGCGCCCAAGTGAATCCAGGGTGTCGATGCCAGTCTTCTACCCAGCGCGTGTAGCCCTCGACATCAACCTGGCCACCCTTTTTCCATACCGTGAACGCGCCGTTATCGAAAACAAACGATTTGCACACGTCGGCGACGATCCCAAGATCGTCCCTGCGCGGGAACGGCACCAAGGCGTGCCTGCCGGCCAGGAACTTTGCCGCATCCTCACGCTTACCGCCAACAGGCGTGCCGTGGTAATGGATCATCCGCTGAGCCTCACTGTTTCGATCTCGACGCCCTGGTGCGTAGCGATGATGGTTTGGTCGCCGCCCAGGGATTCCGCCAAACGATCGGCGATCTGTTCATGCCAGCCTTTTTTAATCAGCGCGGTGGCCGCCCGGATATGCTCGACATGGATCATCGACAAGGATTTCAGCTCAAGGCGATAAACGATGGTTTCGCCGTCAGACGGGCAGACCGCGGCGAACGTGTGTCGATACGTGTTCATAGGGGATCCTCGCCGGCTGGCGTGATTCGTTAAAGTGGGTGATATGCTTTGCTGTTTATCAAACAAGGAGGTGGTAATGGCCGGTAAAAAGCTTAAAGCGTTCCGCGATTGGCTCACGCCGCGTAAGCGGCTATGGGCAGGGATAGGGCTGTTTGCAACTGCTATCGCTGTACCTATTGTCAGTCCGGGAACGACCGCCGCCTGGCTCATAGGGCCTGCGGCTGTATTTTTCTTGGGTAGCTTTATTCCCAATACGAACGGAAGGCGATAGGGCGCTGGCGGCTGGCGTGATTCGTTGATATGGGGTATTACGGGTGACCGGCATGGAGCCGGATAAAGGAGATCTAAATGGCCTGGGTCGTCACGCTTACCGATATTCATGGCAACGTTTTTTACGGAAGCTCAGCAGATCGCGAGGGCCTTCGATGGAAATCATCAAGCCAGGACGGCGCTGAGCTTTTTGCGTCGCGGGAAAAGGCTGAGTCGGTGTTCTACCACTTTCGGCAAATGCGTGATTTCAAACCCTACCAACTACGGGCTGTTGAGGTTCAATTCACATGACAGAAACTTGCGAACCCTGGGCAAGCGCGAGCAAATGCTTGTTATACGCGTCGTATCTTGCTCCTGTAGAGCAAGGTGCAATGGCCGTTCAGGTGGCAGCGCGCTTGAGCTGCTCTTTCAGTTGAGTTGGTAGCCCGCGCAGTGTCAGCGTGCCGCCTTCCGCGTCAAACTTGATCTTGTCGCCCAGCAGGTGGGCCTCGAAACTTATCGACATGCCTTCAGCCCTGCCGGTGAAGCGCCGGAATTTGTTGAGGGTCTTCTTGTCCGGCGGCAGGCTTTCGGAAATACCGTAGTCCTTGGCCTTGATGAAGTCGTAAAAGCTCTTCGGCCGGTCTTCGTCGATCAGGCCCGACAGTTCGTCGAGAGTGACGGGCTCGCCCAGCTTGGCCTGGGCCATTGAGTAGTTGACCAGGGTGTGCGTCTTCTCGCGGGCCGATTCTTCTGGGAGATCCTCGATTTCAACAAAGTCGCTGAATGCCTTGAGCAAGGTCCGGGTTTCGCCTGGGCCGTCGATCCCTTCCTGGCAACCGATGAAGTCGCGGAAGTAATCATTCAGCCGCCGGCCCTGCTTGCCCTTGAGGTACGAGATGTACTGCTTCGACTGCGGGTTGTTCTGCCATTCGCTGATGTTGATGCGGGCGGCCAGGCGGATGTGGTCGAGGTCGAGGCGCTTCACTGTCATCAGGTGCAGCTCTTCGGTCATGGTCACCGCTTCGGCTTCCTGCACCAGGGCGATGACCAGGTAATCGGTCAGACCTTGCTGGTAGTGGCAGAAGAGGGCGTGCCCACCGGTTGTGAGGTTCGACTCTTCCATCAGCTTGGTCAGGTGTTCGACGGCGGTGGTGCTGAAATCCAGGAAGTCGGTGACGCCTGCCAGGTACTTGCCGAGCCATCCGCTCAATGGGTAAGCGCCTGATTCTTGATGAAAGAACCCCCAGCCCTTACCGGCAGTGGCGTTGTAGCTTTCGTTGAGCTGGCTCATCAGGTCGTCACGGGCCGGGCTCTCGACCTGCTCGGAGGCGCCCAAGAACAGCACGGCCGGGCTACCGTCGGGCTTCTTGTCGATCTTGTGGATGACGCTATGGCGTACAGGCATTTCGTTTACCTCGGGTAAGCGCCGCCCTCCGGTGGCCGGTGGTGGCAATTTGGTTTGGGTTGGGGTATTACGGGTAACCGGCATGGAGCCGGATAAAGGAGTTTGTTTTGGGCGGACGTAGTTATGAATGCAATTTGGTTTTGCCTGATGATCAATTGCATAAAATTGAATGCAGGCAATGTTGTATTGAGACTAACCATAAAATAGCCGCATCTTACGTTGAGAGCGGTTCGGATGAGACTGATTCGCGCAACTACTATTACTGGAATCAAACTAGTCAAATTATCCAGTGCGTTGGATGCGACTTGGTTTCATTTCGAACTATCTCCACGAATTCAGAGGATTATGAATACGACGAAGAGCATAGATATGCGGCCGAGACTATAAAGTTTTATCCGGGTCGATCGACTGGCCTTAAAGGGCTAGATCGCAGATATGTACCTTATAGAATTGCCATGCTCTACGAGGAAACAAAGTCAGCTATTGAAAATGATCTTTCAATAATTGGCGGAATTGGCGTGCGCGCTATATTGGACGCTATATGCAAGGATGTGAAAGCATCAGGGAAAGATCTTTATAAAAAAATTGACGATTTGCATAATAAGTCGCTTGTTACGAAAGAGGGCGTCGCGGCGCTGCACAAGATAAGGCTGTTGGGTAACAAGTCTGCTCATGAGGCTGAGTCTCATTCAAGAGAACAGCTCTCTTTAGCATTAGAAATCGTTAACTATATATTGGTAGGAACATATGTAATGCCTGAAAAGGTTAAGCTTACGTTTATGGAGCGACCGGTAAATCCTTTTGCAAATCTTCCCCCACCACCAGCTCCGCTCGTTGACGGCGAACCAAATTCCAAGGATGACGATGTCTGATCACATCTCTAGGTATGCTTCACCATTGCTCGTGAGCAGGTTGATTTGTGCGGGTTCGATGATCTCGTCGCCAGGGTTTTTTTGGATGGCGAGCAGGCTTTTATTGAGGAATTCCCGCGCCACGTTTTGCGATGGTTCGTAATCGTGGCGCGGCGGATTCAGCAGCGGTTGGCACTTCGCTGAACCCATTGCGTGCAGGTGATGAATCATCAGCGTCATCGCCTCGCCCTGCTCAGTAATGCCTGACCACTCCATCAGGTCGGCCAGCGCCTGTCGCGTGCCTGGGCGAACCCTGAGCCTCAATTCCTCTTCGGCATTCGCCACGCGCTTCCTGGCAGTTTTTACCGAGCGTTCCTGCACAGTCTTGGCCATGGCCTACCTCTTCTATTCCGCTGGCCGGCAGTGCGAGCCAGGTTTGACGTTTGCGTTGCTGGGTGCGGGCTATGCGGCGCATGAATCGACCTTCACCTGGTGCCAGGCTCCGACCGCCTCGAAGATCCGCGCGGCGTGCGCCTCATCCAGCGACAGGGTGTCGGGAATGGCGATCCAACCCGAAGCCACCATCTGGCTTTGATTGGCCTCGTCACGCAGCTTCTTGTAGCAATGCTCGATCACGTCTTCCAGGTGGTCGGAGAGGTAGACGCCATCGGGCGCTACCTCCACTGACTTGCTGTAGCGGTCGCCGCGGGCGTCGATGCAAAGAGCGCTGAGGTAGATCGTCCACCGGTGGGGGATACCGCAGACGGCCTGACCAATCTTCCCCGGCGCGATGTTCTTCATCGACTTGTAATTGATCATGCCCTGGCGGCCGCTGGGGTCGATGTTCACCACTGCGACGTGGTTGGCGGCCAGCAGCGAGCGGCACGACCGGGCAATGCGCGCCTGCAGGTTATGCGGTTTGCGCTTGCTCATAATGCCTCCGCGAGTTTGCGCAGCGCTTCACGCTCGGCCCGGGTCATGGGCGGCTTGCGGCGCTTGAGGATGGTTGTCGGGTCGATGAATTCCGAACGCTTCGCCGGGTCTGGATTGATCGGCGGACTATCGCCGATGGTGAGCTTGCCGCCGGCGGCCAGGTGCCGCCGGACCTGACTGGAAAGCTCCAGCGCTTTCTCGCGTCGGAACTCGATATCAGATCTGAGGTTGCTGATCATGCTGCCGCCTTGCCGAGTGTCACCCCGGCCATGCTGAAGTTTGCACCCTGCGCTGCGACCATCGCGTCGAGCGCTTCCCAGTTGACCAAAAGGACAGTGGTCGGCGCCTGACCGTATGCCACTGCTTTGATCAGTGCCTCGAAGTCCGTCACGTTGGCCTGCAGCGCTACCTGCTCGACCGAGTGGCTCGTTACTGGCTTTGTAGCCTGGGCGACGGGTGCCGCTGTCTGGACGGTCGTGGCGCGGACTGGCTCGGGCGCCGCCACTTTCTCCACTACTGGCTCTGGCTTGATGGCTGCCAGTCGCTGGGCTTCCTGCTCTTCGGCGATGCGCTTCGCGTCGGCCTTTGCCTGCTCCGCCTTCTGGTGTTCGGAGATGCGGAATTTGATCAGCGTCACCAGGTCATCGTTGGCTTTGGTGACCAGTTGCTGCACGTCGCTGAACAGGAAGGCATGATCAACGGCGAGCTCCGCCAGGCTGGTCAGGTTCAAGCGGATGCCGTCCGCTGCCTGACTTGCGTCGATCTTCGCCCGGGCCAGCTCGGTATCTACTGCGTCCTGGAGACTGGCGATGGTCCGCTTGTTCTTCATGGCGCCGGCGAAGTCCGAAACGACATGAGGCAGTGTGACTTTGCCCAGCGTCTTGTTGATGGCGGCGATGTGATCCGCCAGCGCCAGCTCGGCTTTTTGCTTGATGTTGGTCTTCACCAGCAGCTCTTGAGCCTTCACCAGCTTGTCGACTTTCAGTCGAGTCTCGCGAGCATGGGCACTGATGCGATCCAGCGACGAAAACAGCTCGTCGATGCTTTGGGTCTGCGAGAGAGCCTGTTTCTTGGCGACCGACACGGCCTCTTCGACATCACCGCACCACTTGACCGCCTTCTTCGCATCGGCGAAGTCCTGGTCGGTGGAGAGCGTGGTTTTCACCGAGTCGATGACGGCCAGAGCCGAATCTTCAAACACCTTCAGGTTGCTGGCGGTAACCATGCCGGTCAGCTCGATGCGCAGGGCTGGCAGCTCGTCAGGTGCCTTGCCGACGACGATTGAAGGCGCGTCGGCCATCTCGAAGTGGGCCAAGTCTGCCTCGAACTGTTTCCAGCCTTCGATCAACTGGGCCGCGCGCCCGGCGACAGGCCGGTACTCCATGTGCACGAAGTTCTCCGGCGTGCCGTCCGAGCAAACAAAGATGACCCGCTCAGCGCCGCTCACCAGCAGTTGCTGCTCAAGCTGCCAGTAATAGTGCGGTTCCAGGTCTCCGGCTTTCACCCGGGCCACGAGCGACTCATTCCACAGCTTGTGCTCGAACAGTGTCTCGCCGAGCATCGTGGCGCCATCCATGGAGGCCAGCAAGTTGCCCTCGGTGGCAACGATTGGATACAGCTCTTCGCCGATCAACGCTTCAGTCAGTGGACGGGCCATCGCTTCGGTAGCATGGCCCTTGTCGAAGATGAACTGCTGCGACTGCGTGACCTCTGGCGCAATGCCCGTCTTCTTCAGCATCAGCAGGTCGGTGCGGGTCAGGTATTTCGAGACGCCCATCATTGCCGGCGCTTCGGATGCGGTGAAGTGCTTGCCGCGCAGCGCATGCCACTCGGCGGAGCCTTGAGCTACGTTGTGAATTTTCATGCTGCGTCTCCATTGAGGGCTTTGAGGTTGGTGATTTTTTCAATCTGCGCGGGGCTCAGCTTGTACTTGCTGCTGATGGTCGCAATGAGGTGTTCAGGGCTGGTGCGGTTCGAGTCGATCAATGGCTGCCACTTCACGATGTTCTCGGTCAGCAAATCGTCGGAGTAGGCGGGCAACGCTTCCGGTTCAGGCTGGGCTTGCTGTCGTGGGCTGACATCGCGCGCCGGCTCCTCGAATGCTTTGCCTTCCATCTCGTCGGCCGTTGGCGCTGATCCGACTTCAGGAAAAGCTTTGCGCAGGGCCTGGGCCTCGGCGCATTTGGCGAGCTGGGCAAATGCTCGGCGCTTCCACATGGCGTTGGGCGCCGCGGTGTCCTTGCTCGATGTCGCGTAGTTTTCAAGCCAGCGCTCGTTGGCCGTGTATTCGGCAACCAGGCCGTTGCTCATCTGCCGCTTGACCGTCACGCGGCACCATTCGGGATACGTGACTTCGACGCCGCTCAGCTTCGCCGTTACTGGAGGACCATATTCAGGCTCGCTGATTCCGGCGTACTGGCCGGTGCGTGCCGCTTGAATGCGGTACAGGCCGATGCCAGGCATCACCGTGTCCTGCATCTTTTTCGTCTTCGAGTTCCAGATCTGGACGATGTGCACCGGCTTCAGCATTGGGTCAAGGTGCGCCGCCTGGCAGTAAGCCAACACCATCACTACAGAGTTCTTTTCTGCGCCGGGATAGAGGCTGCTGCTCAGCACTTCAACGAGCGCGGCCTCCGACATCGCAGGCGTGTTGTCGCCCTGTTTCATTACTGCGGACATGAGGAATCCTTGCCGCGATGCTCGCAGCGATTGAAGGTGTTGTTTATTGGGTGATTCGATCAGCGAGGGCGCTGAGCAACATCAGGAAGGTGAAGAGGGAGAGGGCAGAGAAAGAGCCGCGCCAGATAAGCATGCGCCTGGTGCGCTGGTGGGGAGTCAAGGCCGAACCCTCACCGCAATTCGCCCACCCTTCATGGTTGGCGCCAGGCGCTGAGGCAGATCCCGCACCAGGTCTTCACGCTTGCGGCCGATGAGCTCGTTGAAGGGCCGGCCGGAGCCCAGGATGGCGATGCGGCGCTCGATGTCGTCGAGCTGCTCGTCGATCAGCGATTTAACCGGTGCGGTGGTCATGCAGCCTCCTTGCGGTGCCTGGTGATTTTCAGCAGGCGCTGGCAGTAGTGGTTGAATTCTTCTACGGTGATCGCGTCGCCGGTGAGCATGTTGGTGATCATCCGCACGACGACGGATTGGGCGCCGGGCTCGCTGGCGGGATGCTTCAGGGCCTCCAGCGCCTCATCGATCAGGATGTGAGGGCTCATAGGTCTGTATCCACGTCGTCTTCTGCCTCTTCCCGTTCCGCTGCTACTGCGTCGGCGGCGCAGGGCCGGAGAAACTCCATGGCGATCCGCTCGGCGGCCTCGATGGGGTGGGGCTGGCCGATTAAGTCAGCAGCGTGGCCTCTGGAGTCTGCCTGGCTGCCCAGGATCGCCGAAAGGAACAGCCGAGCGAACGAATCGCGCTCGTCCAGGCCATCGATCTGGCGTTGGTTCAGGTGGTCTTGCAAGTAACTGCAGAACCGATCAAACGTCACCACCTGCGGCTGGCCGTAGCGGCGCTTCCATTTGATGTCCATGCCGCAGACCAGCTGCTCTGCCGAGTGTTCCAGCCACTCCTGTTCCGGATCCGCCTCGCTGATCTCTGGAGGCAACTGAGCGTCGTAACGCTCCTGGCAAATATTCAATGCTGCGTTCATGGTCGCCTCCAAGGTGGCGCGTTGTTTCACCTGTATTCGTCAACACTCATGCCTCCCGCTGGTTGCCGATGGGCGCGGGGGAGGAGTGCTGACGTAATAGAGGTGGGGAAGGGCCCAGGCCGGCTACTGGCGACGGCCTGGGTTTGTTGCTTCAGCGTTGTGGCCCGTTGCCCGCTGCTGATTGCAGGGCTGGCCGGTCGTCTTCGTTGGTTGGCGGTGAGCTTCCTCCCCAGTGCGTCAATCAGCATCTGTTCGCCTTGGATCACAGGTCCCTACAACATGCACGCTGCAGCTCGTTTGCCCGTTTAAGTGGGCAGGGTGCATGAGGTCCGGCGTTCCCAGCCGCGGCTATCGGGATCGCTAATTCAAATCTTTTGGAGCTGGCCGTGACCCGCTACTGGCGTCGGTCACCGGCTTAAATCCAACCACCGAGAATTCCTCGGCAGTTCCAGATTGTTCTTCCAGCCGCGGACATTTCGGCTTGTTCTCCCGCTGGATAACTGTTCTTGGCGCTTTACGCTGCACGCCCGGGTCAGTTGACTGCTAATCTCGCATGCGTCAATTGACGGCATATAACCAGGCAGAGGCAGGCATAAATGACCACCAAAAATAATCCTGACGAGACGCCACAGCAGAGGCTTGACCGACTTCGGAGCAGCCTCGAAAAACTCAAGAAACGGTTTGAAGACATGCCGCCTGGTCGTGGTGCTGGTATGCCAGCAGAAATCAGAGCCCTAGAGGCTCGAATTAGCAGGGAGGAAATGCATCTCCTCTCTGGTTACTACGAGCGAAAAGGTGGTCCTGTTCGTGGCGGGTCTCCCGGCTCAGGTCGTCGCAGTTAGTTCACTTTCCGCAAAGTCCTTTTCAGGACTTTCTGGAGAGCGTCCTGCCCGCTGGTCACGGGCAGGTAATCTCTACTCCTTGCATAGGCCAACGGTCGCTTTCCCGTTGATGTCTTTCGGCGCGACAGGGGATCGAGGTCCCAAGGCCAAACGCTTACTCACCACCACGAAGCTTCTCCAGCTACGCCCTCCGAATGAGGTCTCCTATGCCCAGCGCCGACATTAGGTCGAATCGCTGCGTACCGTTGCGCGGTACGTCCGCTGGCTATGCATCGGCCAGCTCGGCGTTCATCAAGTTTTTAAAGAGCGGTGCAGGCCGAAGGCCCTTCGCAGTGGCTGTGTGTCGCTGCGATGGAGTAAATATAAGTGAGCTTATTTTATTCGTCAATAAGCACGCTTATAAATTTTCCCGCGGGCGATAAAAAGCCCGCTCAGCGGCGGGCTCATTCACGCGTCACAGTATTCTCGCCAGCCGATCCTTACGGTGTCGCCGTTCAAGCGCTCGATGCGAATGCCGGCGGTATCTCCGATCTCCTGAATGACCTGGTGCCAGGCCTCGGAGCTTTCGTCCTCTCGCCTAGAGACGACGACGGCTTGCACCTTCTGCACGCCTGGGGCGGCAATGATGCGCTGTAGACGGCGACCTACAAGCTCGTAGGAATTACGTTGCTTTGCCGCGGGGTAGGGGGCTTGGATCATGCTTCGCTCCTTGCGATAACTGTATGAATGAACAGTATTCTTGTTGGCATATATTGGCAAGATGGTAGCAAGAGGGTTTATGCATAAATGCATATTTGGGCAGGTGGTTCTTTTTGGCAGGCATGAAAAAGCCCGCACTTGGCGGGCTCTGTTGGCCTGGCGGTATCAGTCGCTTATCGGCGGGTACTTCCCGCTCACCGAGTCCCTGTAAACAATCTCGCTGAACAACCTAGGGCCGTCGCGCATCGTGACCAGGGCTTGCTTGGCTTCATCCTTCGTTTCAAATGGACCAGCGCCTACAGCGAGGCCAATCATTGAAACAACCGGAAGCCCTGTACTAGTAATGGCTTCGATGGTGCGCTGCTGTTCTTCTGCGTCACGGCAGGTAGTCGAGGCGACCCAGCCGTTTTTCAGCCTTGGGGCGACTGCCGGCTCAACGTCGGCGCCGCAGTGCTTGCACTTGACCGCAGCAGTCTTGATGTTCTCGGCACACAAAGGGCAGGGGCGCGTGTCTTTTTCTGCCTGGGCGGCAGTAGGGGAGCTTTTGCCGCCAAGCAGAACCATGATAAGGCCGGCCAGCGCAATCACACCGCCAACAATAGTGTGAATTTGGCGGTCGGCCATCAGCCCCAGGTTGTTCACTCTGCCGCCGGCGCCGGTCGGCACGGACACGTCCATGCTCAGCGCGAAGATTAGCCAGCACACACCGACGATCAGCGCGAACATCCCAAACCCTTTCATTGGATCCCTCCCTTAACTGACCGCTACTTTAGCATTCGTAGCGCGTAGCAGGCACGCATGCATCCAGATTTGATGGCTAAGCGATCTGCGAAATACGGCTAGGGAAAATCTCAATCTCCGCTGCTATACTGGTTTTATATACAGTTATTGCTAAAAGATACAATTGTGAGGATTGTAGGATGAATGATTGCGATATGATGGCATCAGCCCAGGGAGGGGCAGTCCATGCTAGGTAAACCTACTCGAGTGCTTTTAGCGCTCACAGCGATTGCACCGGTTTCGGTATCGCTGGCATACGTTTTTGGCGCACGAAAGGGTGAGTGGTTGCTTTGTGTGCTGGCGATCTGCGTCTGCCTCATCCTCGGAATTATATCTAGTTGGATTATCACTGAAGCCTCAGCCCAATTTGAGAGACTTCCCGTTGTAATAAAGAAGGTTAAGAGTGCTGACAAAGAAGTTGTAGGCTTCTTCGTGGCTTATGCACTTCCTTTGATATTTAAGGGAGAGGCTGGTTTAGACTTTGGCGCTTGGATGCTTGCGGGGGGGATGCTGATATTTGTGCTCTGGACGACTCATGCTTTGCATGTGAATCCCGTGCTGGGTCTTCTTGGGTTTCACTTTTATGAAGTTGAGACTCAAGAGGGTGTGACGTATTTGATGCTAACAAAAAGAACAATTAATAACGTCTCCAGTATTAAAAGCGTAGTTCAGCTTACGGAGTACGGTATTTTGGAAGCAAAAACTAAGGAGAAAACAAAATGAATTTGTTTGCACTAATGGATGTGCCTGGAGCCAGACTGATTCGCTTTCCACTTTCGGTGGATTTAAGCGCCGATATTTCTACTGTTTTTAACGATCAACACACAGAATTTTTTCGGGGTGTTGATACTATAATACCATTTGATGGTAGATATACTCCAGAGGAAGGCGAGCTTCTTGAAATTCCTGACTTCGCAGATGTCGACGGCCTATTAGCTGCCGTTGCAAACCCACTGTCTGTTGATCAGTATGATCCCAACACTCACAGCCTTGACTTAGTACGAGCGATTTTTACTGGAATAGAGGTAGCTGGCGTACCTCGGGTTCTGGTGCAGATTTTTGAACGCCGCAGACTGATTGCCCGTGCAGGGTTAATGCTATTTTTTGCAAATAATCAATTTCAAAAAATGAGTGAGTCGGGACTGTCTCTCGACACCAAGCTCTTAGCTGTGCTCGAAGGTACTAATTTAAAATTTCAAAGCTTTCACTTTGCTAAGCGCGTATTCGATCTTTCGGAATACTTTCGGGAGGCGACTAACGAAGAAGTGACTACTTTTGCTGGTCATGAAAAGTTGGCGGTTCAAGATGTGCAAGTTTTTTTGGCTGCCGCAGGTCCGCAAATCAGAAAGAAAATATCACTCATCCGGCAGTCGGCGGTTCTTGAGAACTACAGCACAGATCAAATTGTTGCCGTTGCAGCGAGTATGCAGTTTCCATTAGCTCTGTCAGATGACGGACGCATTATCGTTCCTGATAATAATACTGAACTAAGGAAATTGCTGCGTTTTTTAGATGAGGATTACTATGAGTCCCCTCTATCTAATACTAGATTTATTTCTAACTCAAAGCGCAAAGCTGATTGATATGTAAAATTGTTCCTCAGCGTTATTTGAGGTTTAATTTAAGTATCTAGCTTGCTGAGATCAACACCTCGCCGAGGCGAGGTGTGCCTTTGATATTTATTGCTTAACTCAATAGAAATGAATCAGCGCTATCAACTCAACCACCGCCACGAAAACGCAGAGCACAACGAAGCCAGGGCTGAAGACCCGCTTGCGGCCGGATGAGCTCCAGCTAAGACCAGCTGCGTCGGAGTAGCCGGGGATCATCATAAGCAGCGCCAGCCAAGCAATGACCCCAACCTTGCTCCAGAAGGACTGCTCTCGCCATGAGGTAGAAGGTTTTCCAAGGGCGGATGGCATCAGTAAAACTTCTGCAGCGCCTGCACAACCACGCCCACGATCCTGCAATTCTCGTCGACGGCCTCAATGGGGTAGCTCGGATTCAGCGGCTTCAGGAACAGCCTGCCGCCATCGCTGACCAGCTTCTTGAACGTCGCTTCGTTGCTGTCTGGCAGCTTGGCTACTACCAGCTTGCCTGGGGCGACTTCGGCCTCAGTGTCCACCAGGATCAGAGTGCCTTCTGTGATGCTCTGGCCGGCGGGCGCCGTCATCGAGTCACCTTTGACCGTCAGCCAGAACGCAGGGCCTTTCGAGTTGTATTCGGAAAACTCGTAGCGGTCGGAAATACCAACAGGGTACGGCTCGACCGCCTCAGCCCATGAGCCGGCAGAAACCCAGCTGATCACTGGATAGCGGAAGCTCTGAGGATTCTGGGCAGCCAGCGATACGTTTGACTCTTCCTTTTTTGAGTCAATGACCATGGGCCCAATATCGTCCGAAAGCCAAATAGCACTCACGCCGCATATGTGGGCGAATTTTGGAAGGTGTGCGCTTTGAAGGTTCTTGCCTGTCTCCAGCTGGGAGATCAGGGGCTGCTCAACACCGGAAACCGTCGCCAGTTTTGCCTGGGTCAGATTCGCGTGTTTCCGCGCTTCTTTTAGTCGTTCTGCAAGTGTGCTCATGCACATGAATTTATAAGTTCCCTTATTGGCTTGCAAATAAGTCTGCTTCTACTTAGGATATAAGCAGGCTTATCAGGAGGGCTCTCATATGACCCCTATCGAAAGGCTCGTCGACTTCTTCGGCGGGCAAACCAAAACCGCTTCAGCGCTCGACGTATCCCAAGCAGCAGTTTCGTACTGGGTCGCCGGGATTCACCCGATGCGTGCAGAAAAAGCTTTCAAGGCTGAAGAGTTGACCGGTGGAAAGATCACTGCGCGTGAGCTGTGCATGCCCCAGAAGCGCGCCCGATCCGCCGCCTGACATCCTTCCGCCGCTCCATTGAGCAAATGATCGCCTCTGCACCTGCAGGGCGCCACGTAAAGAATTTCGAGGTGTTACATGCAGGAATTGATGAAGGCGATCTATGACGTGGTGGACGAGCACGGGGCTGGGCGGATTGCAGAGGGCGCCAGCTTCTCTTCGAAGACGCTTCTTTCCCAAAAGGCGAACCCGGACTACGACAGCCACAAGCTGAACGTCCAGGAGCTGCACCGGATTATGAAGTTCACCCAGGACTTCCGCCCGCTGAAGGCATGGGCCGAGGCATTTGGTTTCGACCTGGTGCCGAAGGACAAGCCTGAGGGGATCAACCTCAATACCGCGCTTCTGCGCCTCCACGCCGATCTGGCCGACGTTACGCGCCTTGCCTTCGACGCCCAGGCCGATGGCCGCGTATGCACCCGCGAGAAGTCCGAGCTGCTCAAGGAGGCTGAGGAAGTGATCGTCAGCCTGGAAGTGTTCAAGCAGTCCGTGAAAGCCGCCTGAATTTCAGACACAAAAAAGCCACCGGACGAGGGTGGCTTTTTCTACAGCGGTAAACAACTGGAGCGAATCATGCACCAACACACAGAATCGATCAATAGCCCCAACAATCTCGCGCCACGTTTTTCGCAATCGCAAAATGTGGCGCGGACAATGTCGTCACGCGAAATTGCGAATGTCACCGGAAAGCGCCACAACAATGTGAAGCGGGATATCGTATCCATGCTTACCGACCTTGAAGAAGATGTGCTCAGTTTTGAGCACATCTATTTGGACGGGTATAAGCGGGAGCAGGTCGAGTATCTGCTTGATCGCGAGCTGACAGATACGCTGCTCACCGGTTACAGCGCCAAGATGCGCCGCGCTGTTATTCGTCGCTGGGCTGAACTGGAGGGTCATAACGCAGCACGTCATGCTGTGATCGCCAGCGGCACGAAGGTCGTCGGCGAACTCGCAATCCTGGAATGCTTCACGCGCATGCTGAAGCCTGCGCCATCCAGCCAAGTGATGATGCTCGCCCAGATCGCCACCAACAACGGCTTAGATGCCAAATTCCTTCCAGGCTATGCGGTGGACGCCGCCCCTGATGCCGCTGGTGGCTCTTCCATGCCGACCAAGGCAATTACCGCCCTGATCAAAGATCACTCCATTGCCAGCACGCCACGCGCCTTCAACCTTGCACTTGAAGCCCACGGCTTCCTCAAGGTCCTCCAGCGCAAAAACTCCAAGCAGGAAATAGTGGACTTCTGGTCTGTGACCGAGAAGGGCATGGCCTACGGCAAGAACCTCACCAGCCCTCAATGCCCCCGCGAGACGCAGCCTCACTGGTACGTGGATCGCTTCCTTGAATTGGCCGCAAAGGTCGGGAAGGCCTGACATGCAATACACCGTCACGATTAACCAAGTGAAGGCGCTGGAGTGGGGGCTGAATTCTCAGCAGGCCCTACTGTTCGCCTTCGTTTATGGCTGCCCGAGCTGGACCAAGCCAATCAAGACTGATGACGGGATCTTCTTCGCGCTGAGCAAGGCCAAGATCATCGAGGAGCTGCCTTTGCTCACCGATAAACCGGACACCGCTTACCGCATGCTGAAGGCCCTGGAAGAGGCCGGTTTGATTGAGCTTCGCCCTGAAGCATTCCGACTCACCGAAAAAGGCTGTGAGTGGAATCCGGACCGAATGGGCCACGTCACCGCGCACCAACCGCCGGTCCTCCCGCCCCGGCGCAGGACGAAAAAGAAACCAATCCCTTCTGGCTTGCGTGCTCGCGTGTTCGCCCGCGACGGTCACGCGTGCTTGCGCTGCGGCTGCTCGGTGCTGATGCGCTTGAGGGCTGATCACGTCGTACCTGAAAGCCAAGGTGGAGAGGCTTCTTTGGGCAACCTCCAGACCCTTTGCATGTCCTGCAATAGCTGGAAGGGCGTGCGGACGATTGATTTCCGCGTGTTCGCCGGAGGTGCAGCATGAGCATGGGCCTTATGGTTGCCGCAATGAAGCTTCGCGTCGGTAATCCTCTGCGAAAGCTGGTGCTGATCAAGTTGGCCGACAACGCCAGTGACGTAGGCGAGTGCTGGCCGTCCTATCAGCATATCGCCGACCAGTGTGAGATCAGCAAGCGCTCTGTCATGAATCACATCACAGCCTTGTGTGAGGCGGGACTGTTGCGCAAGGAAATCCGGAAGGGTGGTCCGAAGGGGAATTCGTCGAACGTTTACTTCCTCACCCTCGACGGGGGTGGTGCACCTCCTGCACCAGGGGTAGCGCAGAAGATTCACCCGGGTAGTGCAGCAGGTTCACCCCCTAGTGAATCTCCTGCACCAGGGGGTAGTGCAGCAGCTGCACCCAGAATCAGTAACTCTCTTGAACCAGTCATGGAACCGGTCATTGAACCAATTACACCCCCGGCTCCCGCCGCGGTTGTGCCGGCTCAGTCCCGCGGCTTGGTGCTGGTTGTTGATCGCACCGACACCCCACGGGTCGAGATCCCCGCCGACATGCCTGGACCCAAAGACCAGACCTGCAAAACCTTCAAGGTCTGGGCGAACTACGCCATGGCTTACCGCAAACGCTACGGCGCCTGGCCGGTGTGGAATGCCAAGGTCGGTGGCCAGCTCGGCCAACTGGTTGACCGCCTCGGTGCCGACGTCGCCCACCACGTCGCTGCCCACTTCCTGAAAACCAGCGATGCCGCTGTGCTGCGCAAGTGCCACAGCCTCAACGAACTGCTGGCCAACGCCGAGAGCTACCACACCCAATGGGTCACTGGGCAGCGCATCAACGGAACAACCGCCCGCCAGATGGAAAGGACCGAGGCAAACCTCTCCGCAGCCGAGCAGGCCGCCCAGATGGTTTTGGCCAAACGCCAAGCAGGTGACCGCAATGAATACCTTTGAAATGAACGACCAGCAGGTCGCCGGGCTTGCCGCCGCCATCTGCGCAACGGCCGAGGCCATGGGCCAGGAGATGAACCCCGGTACCGCCGCGATGATGGCCGAAGACCTTTGCGCCTACCCGGTGCCTGTCGTCAAAGCGGCGCTGAAGGCGTGTCGCTGCGAAGTGAAGGGCAAGCTGGCTATGGCCGACATCCTGCAACGCGTCCAGTCCTCTGACGGGCGCCCGGGCAAAGACGAGGCCTGGGCCATCGCCATGACCACCAACGACGAATTTGAAACCGTGGTGCTGACCGATGAAATCCAACTGGCCCTGGCCGCTGCGAAACCCATCTTGGATGGCGGCGACAAAATCGGCGCGCGCATGGCGTTCATCGACGCTTACCAAAGGTTCGTGGGCCAGGCTCGCGAGGATGCGAAACCGGTCAACTGGCACGTGTCCGTGGGCTTTGACGCCAACCGCCGGATCCAGGCTGTGACCAAAGCGATGGAGCTGAAACGCATCCCGCGAGAACACGCACAGAAGTACCTGGCGGACCTGAGTGTCGAGCCGATCAACGAGGATGGTCGGGCTATCGCGGGCCTGCTAACCGGCACCGTTACGCGGCCAGCGCCGGCGCTTCGCCATAAGCTCGAACTGGTGAGGAACTCCATGCTGGAGATGCGTAAGGCCAGTGCCGAGAGGAAAACCGAAATGCGGATTGATGCAGCGAATGAGTTGGCTGATCGCCGAGCGCTGCTAATCAAGCAGGCCCGAGAGCTGGAAGCGAAGAGGGCGGCACAATGACCGACAAGATCAGCGTCAACTGCCAGGCCAAGCTCTCCGAAGTCATTACCAAAATCAGCGCCATGTACAAAGACAAGAAGTTTGTCGTGGTGACCCTGCGCCCGGGCAAGGACCGCACCCTCGACCAGAACCGGCTGTGGTTCGGGATGTACAAGCGAATAGCCGAAATGACCCAGATTGGCGACGCGGCGGACGCCCGGCGCTACTGCAAGCTGCACTTTGGCGTGCAGATATTGCTTAACGAAGACGCTGGGTTCCAGGCCGAGTGGTACCGGGTTATGCGTCATCTGCCCTACGAAACGAAGCTGGCCATGATGGGCGAGTGTCATTTGTTTGGCCCTGATGGCTTCCCTGTGACCAGCCTGTTTAACCGTGCCCAGGGCATCGCTTACACCGACCGCATTGCAGCCTACTTCACGGGCCAAGGTGTGGTTTTCACTGATCTACTCAGCAAGGAGGCTGCATGATCGCCAAGCAACCCAAACCGAAGAAGTGCAAGAACCCGGCATGCGGTATCAGCTTTCCGCCGCAGCGCCTGGGCCAGGCCGTATGCAGCCCGAAGTGCGGCCTGGCGATCAAGGACGTAAATCAGACGAAGGCGCGTAAGTCTCTGGCTCAAGTTGAGCGGCGCGAGATCAAAGTCCGCAAGGAGAAGCTGAAGAGCAGGGCGGATCACCTGCGCGAAGCCCAGGCGGCGGTGAATGAATACGTGCGTCTCCGTGACGCGCACCTGTCCTGCATCAGCTGCGACTCCACGCCGAACGATAACGACCTCATGACTGGCAGCCGGTGGGACGCCGGGCACTATCGATCCGTCGGCGCCTGCCCGGAGCTGCGCTTCGAGCCTCTGAACATCCACCGCCAGTGTGTGAAGTGCAACCGCAATCTTTCCGGCAATGCCGTCGAGTACCGCATCCGCCTGGTGCAGCGCATCGGCGCCGAGAAGGTGGTCTGGCTGGAAGGTCTGCACCCAGCCTGCAAGTACACCGTGGAAGAGATCAAGGCCATCAAGGCCAAATACCGGGCAATGACCAGAGAGCTGAAAAAAGGGGAAGCCGCATGACCTATCGCAACGTTGTTTCAGCAGTAGTTCGAGCCCTCGCGGCCGAGACCATCACTTCCGCCGGCGGCTGCGACTTTGAACCGAAGGTGCAATGTGCCAAGCAAAAGGGGGAGATCATCGGAAAGGAGGCGGCGTTTCTCCAGGACTGCTGGGTGTTCGGCCGGCTGCACAAGGCGCTCACCCCGGCGCACTGGCGAGCACTCGTGGCGAAGTATTCCACCCATGAGGAGCGTAAGCACGGCGCGATTCTGGAACTGCTCAACTCGGTGCGCACGCCTGCGCCGAAACGTTTCCGGGAGTGTGCCGTATTGACCTGGGCGATTCCACAAGTGGCCGGTGCCGAAGGCAAGCGCTCCGCCGCAGTGCTGCCGGCCGCCTGGTACGACATCACCAATTGGGATAACGACGGCAAGCCAGAATCTACTCGGTACCGGTGGCGCTCAGGGATCCGCAAGACGCTCGATGACCAGGTGAACGAGGCGCTCACCGCTGCCCAGGAACTGCTCGACGCCGAGGGTTTAATCGAAAGTTGCGCGGCGTAGCAAATAGCCATTGCAATGAGTGAGAAAGTGAGAGATTATTTATCCATCCTGTCGATCTTGCGCGTTAGGGATTGACATAAAAAAGCCCGGCCGCTGTGTCGGGTTTTTTGTTGAGGTGATATGGATACTGCCCATAAGTATAGCCAGGTTTTTTTTGCGGCTCTTTTCGTTCCTGGATTCGTTTCCGCCGCCCTGGTAGTTGCTCTATCGCAGGCTCGAATAAAATTCCCCACCATTTCTCGCTGGGTAGCCGTAGTACTATTCGGAACAGGATTATTGTTTAGCGCTGGCGCGTTGCCCGCATGGCAGATCCTGTTCCCTGAGCCTTGCCTTTATTCTTTTACCAAGCCAATGAGCCTGTGCTGGATGCAGCCATCTGCAATTTTTCAGATGGGATTGTTTGCAGGCCTGCTCGGCGCGCTAACTGCTCTTCTGTTGATAAAAATATGGCGAGTCATGGCCAGGACTCGCATATAAAACACCTTACGAAACACAGATGCCTAGCCTTCGCGCTGGGCTTTTTATTGCCCACGGAAAAGGGCGATTCAGCAAAAGGAATTTGCAGATGTTGAAAGAATTTAGATGCGGTAACTGCAAAAGACTTCTCGCCCGTACGGGTGGGTTTACAGAGCTCCAGATCAAGTGTTCCCGATGCGGGACGTTGAATCATGCGAAGGACAAGATCCTCGAGCAATCGCCTTTGAGCGACATGAAAGCGGAATCCTCCGCGACAAATCATTCGACTCAATAGGTGAAAACATGGAACCAGTACAAATCGGCAGCCGTTTCAAATCGGTGGCAACCAGCTACGCCGAGGCAATTTTCACTCCGGCACAGAACGTCAATGGCGCTGTAGTTCGGACAGCTACGATGATCAGCCCTGTCGGGAACGGATTTATTAGTACCGGCACGACCATTCCGGAAGGGCGCTGGGTGACCAACGTGCCCGTTATCTTGTCCGCCGTTAGCGGTTCTTCCACTCTTCCGTTCTCTGTAACCATCCCTGCCGGTCAGGGCCTGTGGGTAGCAATGACGCAGAATGGCGGCGGTACGGCCTACGTGACCTACGACCTGCTGCCGTAAGAAGCGGTGGGCTGCATCTGCAGCCGTTTGCTTTTCTCCTGTCCTTACGTGACAGGCCAAGGCCCTGGCATTTGCCGGGGCCTTCCTATTTTCGGCTCCGCCACACCCATTGCTCCGAGCTGGGAGTGCTGCTGGAGCCGACCTATTCCAAACATGCCCCACGGAGTCGAGCGCATGGAGTATCTACAGCGCCTGCTCGACAAGATCGACAGGTTCGAATTGCTGATTGCGGGCCTCGTTGGGGCGGTGATCGCCAGTTGGTGGCACAAGGACGACTTGAACGACTGGCGTGCCTGGATGATCTTCCTCATCACCGGCATGGCCTGCTCGATCTACCTGACGAGCATGGTAAGCACCTACCTGGGAGTGACCGAACCGAAGATAGTCGCTGGCATCGGCTTCCTGCTGGGCGCATTCGGCGGCTCGCTCCTGGCGGCCATCAATCGAGCCATCAAATCCGCTGACCTCTGGGCGCTCATTCGCCAGCGGTTCGGGGGAGGCAATCCACCATGAATCTTGAACTGATCAACTCCATCGCATGCGGCCTAATCGCGCTGTGGGCAGCCTGGTGCGTACTGAGCGGGAAGGTGAGGGACGGCATTCTCGGGAAGCTGATCTACTCGACGATCGCCATCACCGGTTTCGTTGTGATGGTACGCAGCCAGAACATCTTCTTCGGCCCGACCACTGCCGGCCTGACGTTGCATGTCGCCCTGGCCTTGGCCGGTGCACGGCATATCTTCATGGTCACGTACTGGCAGCGGGTGAAGGTCTGGCTGTGCCGGACGCTGAACTGCGAGCACTGCCTGAACTGTGACAAGGCTCCAGGTGGTGTCGAGCGCCGGGGCAAGTAATCCGCGCCACGTTTTCGAATGCGCCAAATCGTGGCGCGCAATCATGAGGAATCACCCATGGATAACCAGCACAAGAAAATCACCGGCTACCGCGACCTGAGTCAATCCGAGATCGACGGCATGAACTCCATCAAGGCGCTTGAGGCTGACGCGGGCGAACTGTTCAAGCAGATCGGCCAGATTGAAGGTGTTGACCCGCGCCTGTTGGCCTTGGCCAAGACCAACCTGCAACAAGGCTTCATGTGGTTCGTGCGCTCGATCGCCAAGCCGGCCGATCCCTTTTAAGAATTTGCCATCCAGGCTGCCGCAGTAGAAATCGTCATGTGCGCGCCGGCGCTTAACGCCTTCCCGGTGAGAGACTTCACCGAATCAAGCATCCCTTTCTTTGCAGCATCTTGCAGCTGGGCGCCGATAGTTGTCCCGGTGACGCTATCCGGCACAGCCTTAAGCACCTCTAGGCCCTTAGCTGTCAGTGTGCATTTATGGAATGTAGCGTGGAGCTTTGCGTCGATCTCCCCCATTAAATAGCCTGAAGCTATAAGCCATTTCATAGTATCCGCAAAAAACACACCCGGGCGCTCAATGTCATTCGGGAAAGCTGCTATGAAGTCCATCGAGCTCAAGGTTTTTGTCACAGGAAAGCTCTGATACAGCCTCGAGAAAATCAGCCCTGTAATTTGATCAAAAATATCAATGTTTGAGTCGGCCATGTGTAGTCCATATCAATAGTTAGGGGCTCACCAATACCGGCAACGCGCCACTATTTCAATCCCGCCTTTAGGCTTACCTGAGACAATTTATGACAGCCAAGCAACCCGACTGGGAGGCAATCGAACGCGCCTACCGGGCTGGTTCGCTTTCCATCAGAACTATCGCAGAGCGCCAAGGCGTGAGCGACACGGCAATCCGGAAGAAAGCCAAAGTCCAAGGATGGGCGAGAGACCTTTCTGACCAGGTGCGCAAAGAGGTTCGCAGCAAGCTGGTTCGCGGAGAGGTTCGCAACGACCAAGGCGCGAACTGCGAACTTGACGCCGAGATCATCGAAGAGGCCGCAGAGGAAGGCGCTCGGGTGGTTCGCAGCCACCGTAGAGACATTCGCAAAGCCACGAACCTTGCGAACCTGCTGATGGATGATCTGCTCAATACCATCCAGCGCCGCGAAGAGATCGAAGACGCGATCATCGACGAGACTGGCGAGGACAATAACGGCATGCGCCGGGCCTCGATGCTCGCTGCTGTCGCACTACCCAGCAATTCCAAAACCTTGTTTCAGCTTTCCTCTGCAATGAAGAACCTGCAGGTTCTGGAGCGTCAGGCATTCAGCCTGGACGAGAAGGAGAAGACGGACGACGCCGACGAGATCTCGAAGATGATGGACGAATTATCACAGGACGCCTGATATGAAACCCGAGCACATGAAGCTGCTTCGGGATCGGTTCTGGCGACTGAATAATCTCTATTTCATCACCGACAAGCAGGGCAAAAAGGTTCGCTTCCGCATGACGCAGGAGCAGATCGATTACTTCCAGGGGATGCATACCCGGAACATCATCCTGAAAGCACGCCAGCTGGGCTTTACGACGTTGGTGTGCATCGTCCAGTTGGATGCAGCGTTGTTCGAGGCTGCCAAGTGCGCCTTGATCGCTCACACACTGAACGATGCGAAGCGCCTGTTTCGTGAAAAGGTCAAGTACGCCTACGACAACTTGCCGAAGGAGCTGCGCGCTGCTAACCCGGCGAGAAACGACGCTGCCGGCGAACTGGTGTTCAGCAAGGGCGGCTCGCTTTACGTCTCCACCTCGTTCCGGGGCGGCACGCTGCGCTATCTGCACGTGTCCGAGTTCGGGAAGATCTGTGCCAAGTTCCCGCACAAGGCGCGGGAGATTGTCACCGGTGCTTTTGAGGCAGTAGCAGCTGAGTGTTTCGTCACCATCGAGTCGACGGCAGAAGGCCGGGCCGGGTATTTCTTTGATTACAGTCAGTCAGCAGAGCGCCAGCAACTGGCCGCTGTGCCGCTGGGCCTGCTCGACTGGAAGTTCTTTTTCTTCAGCTGGTGGAGCAACAAGGCCTACAGCCTTGACTCGACCGATGTGGTACTGCCCCAGCGCCTGACCGACTACTTCAACGAACTGCACTCCAAGCATGGCATCGTCACCGATGACGGCCAGCGCGCCTGGTACGCAGCCAAGGAAAAGACACTCGGCGACGACATGAAGCGGGAATATCCGTCGATCCCCGTCGAAGCCTTCCAGCAGTCGGTCGAGGGCGCCTACTACGCGCAGCAGTTCACCAAGCTGTATGCCGCTCAGCGCATCGGCACTCTGCCCGATAACAGCCACCTGCCGGTGATGACCATTTGGGACATCGGTGTGAGCGACTCCACCGCCATCTGGTTCGTGCGACAGGTTGGCGAGCAATACCACGTCATTGATTACTACGAGAACTCAGGCGAAGGCCTGCGGCATTACATGAAGGTGCTTAAGGACAAGGGTTACACGTACTCCGAGCACTGGGGCCCGCACGACATCGAGAACCGTGAGTTCGGCAGCGATGCGAAGACGCGCAAGGACATCGCCCGAGAAGGTTACGAAATCGACGGGCAGGTTTATCGGATGACGTTCCAGGTCGTCCCGAAAATCGGGGTGGACGACGGCATCGAGCAGGCTCGGGAAATTCTATCCAAGTGTGCCTTCGACGAATCCAAGTGCGAAGAGGGCATTGCCTGCCTCGAGAACTATCGCAAGGAGTGGGACGACAAGAAGGGCTGCTGGAAAGACAAGCCGCTGCATGACTGGACGTCTCACGGCTCCGATGCATTCCGGTACTTTGCTGTCGCCAAGAGCGCGAAGAAGCCGGTCAAATCAATCAAAATGGGATTCGCACGCTAATGGCAGACGTCACATACACCCGCCCGGAGTACGACGCGGCACAGTCCCGTTGGCGGCTGGTGCGCGACGTGTGCAAGGGCTCCGAGACGGTCAAGGGGCGCGGCGATGTTTACTTGCCTAGGCCCAACAAGCACGACACCAGCCCTGAGAACCTTGAACGGTACAAGTCGTACAAGCAGCGGGCCGTGTACTACAACGCTACCGGGCGCACGAAGCACAGTCTGGTGGGGGCCGTGTTCCGCACCTGGCCAACGCTGACTGTTCCTGGCGCGCTGGATTACGTTTCCACGGACATCGACGGGCAGGGCGTGAGCGTCTACCAGCAGTCGCAATCGGTCATCGGGCACCTGCTCGAGGTTGGTCGGCACGGTTTGCTGGTTGACTATGCCGCGGTGCAGGCCGGTACCGTGAGCAAGGCGGACGAACAGGCGGGTCGCGCTCGTGCAAGCGTTGCAAGTTACCCGGCTGAGTCGATCAGGAACTGGAAGACTCGCAAGGTGGGCGGACAGCACCTGCTGAGTCTGGTTGTGCTGCAAGAATCCGTAGATGTCGACACAGATGATGGCTTCGGTAGCGAAAAGGTTACCCAATACCGCGTGCTACGCCTGGACGAGACCGGCGTTTACACCCAGGAGGTGTGGGAAGAGGGAGCAGCCCAGACGGCTATGATCATTCCTCCCTTCACTCCACTCAATGGCGCGGGCCAGCCCTGGCGGATCATCCCGTTTCACTTCCTTGGTAGCGAAAACAACGACACCAGCATTGACGACGCGCCGCTGTACGACATGGCCGTGCTGAACATCGGTCATTACTGCAACAGTGCGGACTACGAGGACTCGGTGTGGTTTTCCGGGCAACCGCAGTTCTGGATATCCGGCCTGGACGAAGCCTGGCGCGACCACCTTGAAGCCAATGGCATCTACGTCGGTTCCAGGGCGCCGCTTACGCTGCCTGCCAATGGATCGTGCGGGTTTGCCCAGCCTGAGCCGAACACGCTTGTGAAAGAGGCCATGGACGCCAAGAAAGAGGACATGGTTTCTCTCGGCGCCCGGCTGATCGAGCGTGGAAGCGCGGTGAAGACCGCAACCCAGGCCGATAACGACAGCGCTGCCGAGCACAGCGTTCTCTCCCTGGTTGTGAGCAACGTCAGCGAGGCCTACAGCCAGTGCTTGGCATGGATGGCTGAGTTTGTGAACGCGCCCGGAGAAGTGGTCTACAAGCTCAACCAAGACTTCAGCCAGATCACTCTGGACGCGACGATCTTGGCTGCGCTGTTCAATGCAGTGCAAGGCGGGAAGCTGCCCGAGGGTGACTTCTGGCAGTACCTGCGCGATCGCGGCGTGATCAACCCGGAGAAGACTGACGACGACATCCGGGATGAGCTGGAAGCACAAAGCACCGGGCCTGACCTGGATGACGCTGACGAGGAAAACCTAAATGGCGGCAAACCAAGCAATCCTTGACGCCACCATCCGGCATGCTGTGTTCCTGGAGCAGCTGAAGTCAGGGGAGGTGGCGAAGTTCGCCCCCTTCCTCAAGGAGATCGACCGCTCGATTCGTGAGCGGCTGGCCCGCGCGGACCTGACGGATTACACCGTCGCCCGCCTAGAGCGGCTGCTGAGCGAGGTTGATAGACTGCTGCTGGGCATCTTCGACCGGTACAGCGAGAAGCTGAATCTCGATCTGGTGGACATCGCCAATTACGAGGCCGAGTTTGAAGCAACCAGCCTGACCCGCGCGGCGCCGGTGGGCGTCACCTTCGATGCAGCAGTACCAGGTGCTGCGGTAATCAGGGCGGCAATCCTCACAAACCCGCTCAGCGTGCGCGGTGCGGACGGCGGGAAGCTGCTCAAGTCGTTTATTGATGGCTTCACCGCCACCGAGCGGCAACGCCTCACAGGCGCGATCAGGCAGGGCTTCTTCGAAGGCCAGACGAACTTCCAGATCATCAAGAATATCCGGGGCACCAAGGCGCTCCAGTACAACGACGGCATCCTTGCTACGACGAACCGTAACGCCGGCGCCATCGTGCGCACGGCGGTGCAGCACGTCGCAACCCAGGCACGCATGGAGACGCTGAAGGAAAACAGCGACGTCGTGCAGTCGGTGGAGTGGGTAAGCACCCTGGATTCGAAGACCACCAGCCAGTGCCGGACACTCGATAAGCGCAGGTTCAAGCTGACCGAGGGGCCGAGACCGCCAATCCACATTAACTGCCGCTCGACCGTGGTTGCGGTGACGCGCTTCAGCGTCTTGTTCGCCAAGGACGCCACTCGGGCATCTATCGGCGACGTTGGTGCTCAGCAGGTGAGGGCGGACCTCAGCTATTACGACTGGCTCCAGCAGCAGCCGGTAGCGTTTCAGGACAAGGCCATCGGCCCGGTCCGCGCCAAACTCCTCCGCGAGGGTGGGCTGAGCATCGAACGGTTCTCTGAACTGCAGCTTGATCGCAACTTTGCGCCGGTGACCCTTGTACAGATGCGCGCTCTCGAACCTTTAGCCTTCGAGCGCGCCGGGATTTGAGGCGACAGCTATTTGAGGTCCGCGGCCTTCTCAGTCACGATCGCCAGCGCGTTTACCGTGCGGCTGAGGTATGGGTACTTCTTTTTTATGCGTACGAAGTAGCCGGATTTCACGAGCGCCTCGACCACCTCACCTGTTGCTTGCATGGTGTTCTTGTAAGGCGACGACGCAGGCAAAAAGTCATGGCGAATGATTGGATCAAGAGTCATGCGTTGCTCTGGCGGGTACTGGTCCAATGACTGTGCGCGCTGATTAATCGCCAGGTCATAAATCTCATTTTTCAGAAGGTGGCGAACTAACGCGCGTATATCGAGGTACGCGTCCGCGCCACCATAGGGAAGCTTAACTGTAAATTCTCCATCTACAAGTAGGTTGGGCGGTTGAACATCAATCACGGTTTGGTTTTGATCGGTCAGTCGACGGTAGTGATCAATTGGGAGCACAGCAAATACTGGGTTTCCAAGGGTGTCGTGTAAGAACTGTACGCCGTTCATCGTTGTATTCCTTTGAGTTGTAGCGGCTTCGTTGTAGCGCTACTCTATCTACAATAAAGCTCGCTGTAAACTCTTCGTTGTAAAAAATAGAGGCTGGGCCTCTCTCAAGTTCCAGGGGAACGAAAATGATCAAATTTCAAATTGACACCCTTGATGGTGTCGACGAAGCCGTGCGCGCTCTTTACACCGAGAAGGACGGCAAGTTCGTACTCGGCATTGAGGGGCTGCCGCAGCAAGAAGACGTATCCGGCCTGAAGGCCAAGGTTGATGAGCTGCTCGGTGAGAAGAAGGCCGCAGAGAAGGCGCGCAAGGACGCGGAAGAACAGGCCCGACTGGAGCGTGAAGAAGCCGCTCGCAAGTCTGGCAACGTCGAAGAGCTCGAAAAGTCCTGGTCTGAAAAATTCAAACGCCGCGAAGCTGAGCTGAACGGCTTGCTGGAACAGGAGCGTGGAACGCTGAGCACTCAGATCCGGGATCTGACCGTCGGCCGTACCGCTACTGACATCGCGTCTGCCCTGGCAATCCCAGGCAGCGCCAAAGCCCTGTTGCCGCACATCGAGCGCCGTCTGAGCGTCGAGCAGCGCGACGGGAAGCCTGTTGTGGTCGTCCTCGACCAGCAGGGCAAGCTCTCGGCGGCAACGCTGGACGAGCTGAAAGCAGAATTCGCAAACGACACGGCCTTCGCGCCGTTGATCGCGGGTAGTAAGGCATCTGGCGGCGGGGCTGCTGGTGCTGGAGGTGGCGGCGGGGCCGCAAAAGGAAAAATCGGCGGCACCAAAGAGGAACGTACGGCCGCAATCGCGAGCCGGTTCCCGGATCTCCCACAATCGTAAGGAAATAACTCATGTCCCTGTCGCAAATGCAGGTTTTCAACGAATACATCATGCCGGCGACTCTCGAGACGCTGGATCAGTATCTCGCCGCTTTCAACGCCGCAAGCCGCGGTGCAATCGTGCTGTCTCCGGACGGCTTCACTGGTGACTTCCTCCAAGAGTCGTTCTTCCAGACTCTGGCCGCTGCCCAGCGCCGCGTGGACCGCTACAGCGCGAACGCTACTGTCGCTGCAACCGATCTGACCGAGCTGAAGAACACTTCGGTGAAGGTAGCCGGCGGCTTCGGTCCGATCCGCTACGAACCATCGCAGATGACCTGGCTGGAGCGCCCAACCGCGCAAGGCATTGAGGTTGCGAGCCGCGCGTTCGCTGAAATCCTGCTGAAGGACCAGTTGAACACCGCCATCGCCGCCCTGGTTGCTGCAATCACCGCTCAGGCGGCCGCTGTCAACGATGTGTCGGCTACCGCTGGCATCACCTACGCAGGCCTGAACAACGCTCACGCGAAGTTCGGCGACGCAAGCCAGAACCTGGTCACTCAGGTGATGCAGGGCACCAGCTACCACAAGTTGGTCGGGCAGAACCTGGCGAACCAGCAGCAGCTGTTCCAGGCGGGCAACGTCCGCGTCGTGGACATCCTCGGCAAGATCTCCGTCGTTACGGATGCACCGGCGCTGATGCAGGCCGGCACCCCCAACAAGGAAATCATCCTGTCCCTGGTGCAAGGCGCTGCGCTGGTCCATGACGGCCGCGACATCATCAGCAACGTCCAGACCACCAACGGCAAGGAGCGTATCGAAACCACGCTCCAAACCGACTACACCTTTGGCCTGGGTCTGAAGGGCTACACCTGGGACACCACCACCGGCGGCAAGTCGCCAACCGACGCCGAACTGGCGACCGGTACCAACTGGGACAAGACCGCCACCAGCATCAAGCACACCGCCGGTGTGGCTCTGATCGGTGACGCCTCCAAGTAACCCTGACAGCTGAGTCGGGCCCAGTGCCCGGCTTGGCGAGGACACGATCATGAGTAACAAAAACATCTGGTATCTGCCTGGCCCATTCCACCAGTACCAGGAAGACGTAAAGGCCCTGGCCAAAGCAAGCGGCCTGCGCATCGTAGACGCAAGCGTTACCGAAAGCCGCGAAGATGCTGCCGATGACGTGCCTGATGTGACGGTCAAGGAAGTGCCGAAGGTGCTGCTGATCGATGGTGGCAGCTCTAGCGTCAATATCGATGCTTTCCGTGCCGAACTCGAATCTGTCGGCCTGATCGTCGAGTCATTCGCCGGTCAAGAACTGGTGCGCCCGGATGGCGAACTTGGTCCCGTCGCTGATCGCCTGTTCCAGGTGTTCGAAGCGGTAAACGCCGGTGTGGAAAGCCTCATTCGCGAGCGTGACGGTGAAGTCGAGAAGGTGAAAGCTCTTCAACTGCAGGTGGACGACCTCCACCAGCAGGCCGAAAGATCCGCTCAGGTGGATGCCGAGGCGAAGGAAATCGCCGACCTGAAGGCCAAGCTTGATGACGCGAAGGTGCCTTACCGGGCGAACGCCTCGAAAGAATCCTTGGAAAAGCTCGTAGCTGACCTGTCCAAGGCCTGATAATGCTGGCTGCCGGTGACGCGGCCGCCATTCTCAAACCATTCCAGCGAGTTGACGCATGACACTCATCATCGAGGACGGCACCGGCAAGCCTGACGCCGAAAGCTATGCGAGCGCCGAGGACCTGGCCCTGTATGCCGTGAAGTTCGGCACGGTCATTCCCGTGGGTGTTCCCGAGCAGGAAGCGCTGCTGCGCCGGGCTGCCTTGGCGATGGACGGCAAGACCTGGAAAGGCCGCAAGATGAGCAGCGAGCAGGCGTTGGCCTGGCCGCGCCGGGGTGTTGAGCTGGACTGCCAGATCAAGCCAGACAACTACCTGCCGGCGCGGATCCAGTACGGGCAGATGGCCCTGGCCGCCGAAATTCATCAGGACGACATTGACCCGGTGGAGAAGCGCAAGGGCGCCGTGCTGCTGGATCGTGTTGAGGGCGCGGTGACGCGGCAATATGCGGCTATCCCGTCTACCAGCAACCGCCTGCTGCCGGCGGCGCCGGATCGACCGAGCGCCACACAATTTGCTGACTATTTGCAGAAGCGCGGTTTATTCGCTGTAAGGGCTTAATCACCTGTGCTGCAATACAAAGAGATCAAGTTCCTCTTCAAACTCGTCTTTGATTGCTTGGTTGCCTTGCCCGAAAGCAATAGCTGCTCTTTTCAGCTTCTGAATCGGTATGGGCTCGAACTTATCAGTTAGGTGCTCGGCAAGGTCCTGGTACACATCCTTAAGTCCGACACGCTTGAATGCATTCTTAAGAGCATCCCTCGCTTCAAACTTGAGAAAATAATCCTTCCCCGTGCCTGAGGTTTTCTCGTCTATTTTTTCTGCGAGGAGGCGTAGTTTTTCACTGATTTCTGGGTAACTCATAATTCTTCCTTGAGTATTTGACCATGGGATTTTACGACGAAATGGCCGTGATGGCTCTGGAGATGATCACAGAGTTCGGCCAGCCCGTGACCATCAGTAAAACGGAGCAGGGCGAGTACGACCCAGAGACTGGCGGCGAGTCGCCGGGCGCGACCGTCGAGCAAACCGCCCAAGGCATCCTGCTCGACTTCACCGGCCAAGAATTCCAGAACAACAGCCTCATCAAACAGGGCGACAAGAAGCTCAAGATCGCCGCGCAGGGATTGGCGTGGGTGCCTGGCCTGCTCGACAAAGTGGTTGCTCAGGGTCGTACCTGGTCAATCGTGCCGCCGCTGAAAGAGGTCAACCCTGCCGGTACGCCGATCCTGTATGAGTTGCAGGTGCGGTCGTGAGCCGGGCAGGCGCCGGACAGTCCGGCAGTTTTGCGCTCAGCCTGGCCGAGTTCGCCGCTCAGACGGGTGAAGCCATTGACGCCAGTGTTCGCGAGATCATCATTGAGGTCGGCAGCAGCCTGATCCGGATGTCTCCCGTGGGGAACCCGGAGATCTGGGCGCAGAACGCTGTTGCAACCCAGTACAACAAGGCTGTCGACGACCACAACAGCGCGCTGCGCAGCGATCCGGCCAATCTAACGAAGGGCGGCAGGCTGAAGAAAGGCCGCAAGCTCAACGACGGTATGGACGTCAAGGCGCCTGAAGGCTACGTCGGCGGTCGGTTCCGCGCGAACTGGCATATCTCGCTGGGCGTTGTCGAGAGCGTCACCTTCGACGAGGTAGACCCAAGCGGCGCTGAAACTACCGCTGCGCTGGTCGCCGCTATGAGCGATTTCACCGCCGGCCAGATGGCCTACATCATCAACAATTTGCCCTATGCGATCCCGCTGGAGTTCGGACACTCAACTCAGGCCCCTGGCGGCATGGTTCGGGTAACCGTGGCACGGTTCCAGCAGATCGTGCTGGAGGCCATCAGGAACAATCAGGTATGAGTCACGCAATCATCGCCTCGATCTACGAGGCCAAGCTCATCGCCTGGAGCGCTGCCAGGTCGGAAAAGCTCAAGATCGTTTTCGAAAACACGGCCTACGCCCCAGCGGAGGGCGAGACCTACCTGCGTGCATTTACGATCCCAGGCGATACCGCGAGCAACACGCTCGGCGGCGATCACCGACTGTATACCGGAGTGTTTCAGGTAAGCATCATCGCGCCGGCGGGAACCGGGAAGATCAAGACCAACCCAATTGCCGCCGAGATCATCGCGCTATTCCCACTCTATGTGCGCGACGTGAAGAACGGTTTCGTCGTAACTCCGATGACTCCGGTGGATGTTGGTCCAGGCATTACTGGCGACTCAACCTACACCGTCCCGCTGTCTTTCTCATACCGGTCCGACACCACGCCATAACCCGCCCGTTGGGCACATCCTGAACCCGCCAAGTGCGGGTTTTGTCATTTCTGCAAAGAGGAAAACCCATGTCTGTTTATTTCCCCAACGGGGCAACACTTTCTATTTCCAGCGGGTTCGCCGCCGCCAAGTTGATTTCCGCAATCAGCAACGCAAACCCGGGTGTAGCTACCAGCGCCGCGAATGGTTTTGCCAATGGCGATATTCTGCTGATCACCTCCGGCTGGGAGGACATCAACGAGCGCGCCGTGCGTGTATCCAACGCTGCCGCCGGCGCATTTACGCTGGAAGGCATCGACACATCCAATGTTGCTTTCTTCCCGGACGGCATCAGCGGCGGTACTGCCAAGAAAGTTACCGGCTGGGTAGCCGTCAACCAGGTGATCGGCAACTCCATGTCCGGTGGCGAGCAGCAGTACTGGACTTATGCGCCGCTCGAGGCTCGTCGCGACAAGCAGATCCCAACCACCAAAAACGCACAGGCTTTCGCCTTCCAGTTGGCTGACGATGACAGCCTGGCCTGGTACGAAGAGCTCGATAAGGCTGACCGCGAGAAGGAAGTCCGCATCCTGCGTATGTCGCTGCCCAACGGCAAAACGATCTACTACGCTGGCTACGCATCGTTCAACAAGACGCCGACTCTGGTGCGTAACGAAGGCGCTGCTGTCTCCTTCGGGTTCACCATCAACGCGGAAATCACTGCGTATCGCGCGCCTGTTGCTGCAGGCGGCGGAGCTTAATCATGGCGAAATTCAAGATTGCCCAGGCGCCGACGTTTCTGGGCGCGGTGATGATCCCCGTCGTTGGCCAGGAGCCAGTGAAGGTTGAATTCACGTTCAAGTATCGAAACCGTATCGAATTGGCAGCCCTGTTCGATGAGTGGAATCAGCGGCGCAAGGACGGCCAAGAGCGCTTTGGTGAAAATCCAACGGTATCGGAAATTATTGCCGTGGATACCGAAAACCAGATGCAGCAAATCAAGGATCTGGTCGTAGGCTGGGAGTTCGACGACAAGTTCGATGACGAGAGCATCAAGGCCTTGGTGACTTCGTGTCATGGGACGACCGAGGCCGTCGTGGATGCGTACCAGGCAGCTTTCGCCAAGGCTCGCACGGGAAACTGATCCGCGCCGCCCGCGCCCTGTATGAGTCCCCGCCGGATGCCGAGCAGATCGCGGCTTTCGGCTGGGACGCAGAGGACATGGAAGAAGAGTTCGAGGTTTGGCCGTGCCTTTGGTCTGCCTTCCTCCTATTCAACCGGATGTCCACCCAGTGGCGAGCAGGCGCCGGCGGCGCGATCGGTCTCGACTACAGCTGCATCCGCGATGTGGCCGGCTTCCTGGGCATCAAGAGAAAGAAACTCGCTGAAATCTTCCCAGACCTCCAGGTGCTGGAAGGCGAGGCCCTGCGCGTCATGGCGGAGGAGAGGGAAAACAGCCCGTAACCGCGGGCACTTATTCAAGGTGAGTCGATGAACATTGCAGAGCTCGGCGTCAAGATCGACTCGGCCGATGCAATCCAGGCGAAAACGAGTCTGGATGAAATGGCGAAGGCCGGCGGCCGGGCCGAGCAGTCCGCCGTTTCGCTGATGAACGAAATGCAGGCGCTGGAAAAGTCGCTGTCCTCCAGCGCCAAAACCACCCAGGACTTGGCAAAGCAGCGTGATGCTCTCGCCAAGCTGACTAAGACCGGCGCCTATGGCGAGGCCGAGGCCGCGAAGATCTCGGCGCAGCTCGACAAGCAGCAAGTGGCCTTGGCCAAGTCCGCTATGGACGAGCAGAAGGCCCTCAACAGCCTGCTAGGGGCTATTGACCCTGCCCGTGCCGCCCTGGCTAAGCTGGACACGCAGGTCGAGCAACTGGGTAAGCATCTCGACGAGGGTCGAATCAGCCAGGACCAGTACAACAGCGCCCTGGCCAAGATCGACAAGGATTACGGAAAGCTCGAAAAGACCACCACCGGTTTCGACAAACTGCGACTCGGCACCCGTCAGGCACAGGAAAACGTTGTACAGCTGGGTAACGCGCTTTCGTCGGGTGACTGGGGGAGTGGTGTTCGTGCCGTGGCTCAGTTGGGTGCCGGCGCTGGCGCAGGTGCTGCGGGCTTGCTCGCCATCCTGGCGCCTCTAGCGCTTGCGACAGCAGCCGTTGGCGGCCTGGCGTATGCCTACCACAAAGGCAGCGAAGAGCAGGATAGCTACAACAAGTCGCTCATCCTTACCGGCAACTATGCAGGTGTTAGCGCTGGGCAGTTGGGCGACATGGCGCGCCAAGTCAGTGCGACCGTTGGCACCACAGGCCAGGCCGCTGCGGTACTGGCAATGCTGGCGGATAACGGCAAGATCGCCGGCGAGAGTTTTGCGGGCATCACCCAGGCCGCCGTTTCGATGCAGGAGGCGACCGGTAAAGCCGTCAGCGAGACGGTCGCCGAGTTCGTGAAGCTTGCCGACGACCCAGTTAAGGCTTCGGCTGCCCTGAATGAGCAGTATCACTATCTGACGGCTTCGGTGTTCTCGCAGATCGCCGCGCTGGAAGAGCAGCGCGACCATGCTGGCGCCGTAAAGCTTGCGACCGAGTCTTACGCTGACGCGATCAACGAGCGCACGCCGAAGATTTTGGAGAACCTGAGCTTCTGGGAGAAAGGCTACAACGCGGTCGCACGCGCTGCTGACAGCCTCAAGAACATCGGCCGTCCGGACATCGGCGCCGATATCGAACAGGCCCGCCGAGACCTGGCAGGCGCGCAGTCCGGCGACGTTGGTCTGTTCCAAAACAAGCAGGAGATGATTGATCTCTATCAAAACCGCTTGAATATGCTTGAGGACCAGAAGGCGGCACAGGCTGAAATTGCAAAGCTTGAAGGCGATCAGGCAAAGGCCCAACAAGCCGCCATCACCTCTATGCAAAAGGTTGACGCTCTCACCAAGTCCTCGTGGACGAATGAGCAGAAACGCGCCGATGCACTCAAGGACTACAAGAAACAACTCGACGATATTCGCAAGGTAGCGCCGAATGATCCGCGCCTGGCCCAGGCTACGGTCGATAAAAACATCGCCAACATCAACGACAAGTTCAAGGACCCGAAAGCCGCTGGTACCCAGGTCGATCTGACCGGCTTCAACAACGCCAAGAACAACCTGGCGGCGATCACCGACACCTACAAAAACTACCAGAAGGAGCTGGAAGCGGCGCAGAAAGCCGGCCTGCTGTCCGAGGAAGACTACCTTCTACGTCGTCAGGCCTTGATCGGTAACGAGCTCGACCAGACGACGGCAGCCTACGAGGCCGAAATTGCAGCGCTTGAGGCCGCCAAGGGCAAGAAGTCCACGTCGGCTGCGCAAAGCATCCAGTTGGATCAGAAGATCGCCGACGCGCGGGCAGGGATGGTCAAGGCGCAGAAGGATGCCGACAGCCAACTTGAAGTGCTCGCTACCAACGAAACCGGGCGCCTGGCAAAGCAGGAGCGGGCGATCAGCACGTACGTGCAGGCGCTGGGGCAGCAACAGCGGGCTTTGGAACTGGCGGGCCAGCGCGCTGTGATCGGCGTAGGGCAGGGCGACCGCCAGAACGCGCTCAGCGGCGAACTGAACAGCCAGCAGGACCGGTTTGCTCAGCAGTCGCTGGAGCTCGCCAACCAGAAGTCTGATCCGTCGCGCAACATGTCGGAGGAAGAGTTTAAACGGAAGTCGCAGGCGCTCGCAGACGCGAACAAGGCCGCCACCGACCAGATCCGGCAAAATTATGCGGATGTGGAGAATGCCCAGGGCGACTGGACGAAGGGTGCGACAGCTGCCTGGGACAACTACCTGGATTCGGCACGCAATATTGCCGGCCAGACAAAGAGCCTGTTCGGCAACGCCTTTGGGTCCATGGAAGACTCGATCACCAACTTCGTTTTGACTGGTAAGGCGTCCTTCGGCGACTTCACCAAGTCGATCTTGGCCGACATGGCACGTATCGCTACCCGCCAGGCCAGTTCGGCTTTGCTGGGTAGCCTGGTTGGCGCCGCAGCGAGCTACTTAGGTGGTAGCGCTGCTGGCGGTGGCAATGGCATGGCTGCCGGGTCTGCCGGCGCCACGTCGTCTAACCTCGGGGCATCATCTGCCGGATACTCCAGCACCTACTTCCCGCAAGCCAAGGGCGGCGCGTGGTCGAGCGGTGTGCAGATGTTCGCCGACGGCGGTGCGTTCACGAACTCCATCGTCAGCAAGCCCACGGCGTTCGGAATGGCCAACGGCAAGACCGGCGTCATGGGCGAAGCTGGTGAAGAGGCGATCATGCCATTGACCCGGACATCCAGCGGCAAGCTCGGCGTCATGGCCATGGGCGGCGGTGGTGCCGGTGCCACGCAGATCAATGTCGAGGTGCACATCGATGGCGAGGGCAACGCCTCGTCCTCGGCTGACGCTCCCGGCTATGACCTGTTCGGCAAGGAGCTTGCGACGTTCGTAGAGCAGAAGTATCAGGAGCTGCGGAGCAGGGACATGCGCCAGGGCGGCGTCATCAACAACGCAATTAAGGGGCGATGATGGCTATCGAACGATTCACCTGGGCGACGGAGAAAGGCGCGGAGGGAGATATTGCCCAGCGCGTTCGCTCCAAGAAGTTCGGAGATGGATACGAGCAGTCAGTCGAGGATGGGATCAACAACCGGTCGCAATCCTGGCCGGTGACTTTCACTGGCTTGAAGGGGCGCATCAAGGACATTATGGCCTTCCTCGACCGGCACAAAGGGGTGAAGGGCTTCCTCTGGGAGCCGCCCCTGGGTGAGCTTGGCCTCTACAAGTGCAACGGTTACAAGCCAGTCCACCGTGGCGGCCAGGTCTACGCCATCACTGCGACTTTCCAGCAAACCTTTCATCCCTGAGATAACTGCCCATGGCACTGATCACGGACATCCAGAAACTGGAGCCCGGCGGCGAAATTCGCCTGTTTGAAATTGACGGGACGGAATACGGCGCCGATTACCTTCGCTTCCATGGTCACGCTATCCCGCACACGCCAGAGGAATTGCTGGCCTATGAGGGCTCGGAAGAAGATCTGCCCGCCAAGTCGATTATCTGGCAGGGCCAGGAGTACGCGGCGTGGCCGGTGCAGATTGAGGGTATTTCCTCGAGCAGTGACGGCACCGCCTCTCGGCCTACTTTCGCCGCCGGCAACGTGAATGGACGAGTTACAGCTTTGTGCCTGGCTTTCGAGGACATGCTCAAGTTCAAGCTGACGGTCCGTGAGACGCTGGCCCAGTACCTGGACGCGGCGAACTACCCTGACGGTAACCCAACTGCCGACCCAACCCAGGAAGCGCTGGAGATCTGGTACATCGACCAGAAAACCAGCGAGGACGGTGAAGCGGTGGTCTGGGAGCTGTCCTCCCCGGGCGAGATCGATAACCACGGGCTTCCCGGGCGCCAGATGACAACCTTCTGCCACTGGGCCATGACCAATGGGTATAGGGGGCCGGATTGTGGCTACACCGGCGCGGCCATGTTCGACGACGAGGACAACCCCACGGATGACCCAGCACTGGACCAGTGCAAGGGGTGCCTGTCGTCCTGCAAGCTGCGCTTCGGCGAGAACAACGAACTCTCCTTCGGTGGATTCCCCGCCGTGTCCCTCATAGCCCGGAGCTGATTATGCGTAAGCACATCATCTCGGCCATACAGGCGCACGCGGCGGCGGAATATCCGCGCGAGTGCTGCGGTCTGTTGTTGGCCATCGGGCGCAAGCAGAAGTATTTCCCGTGCCGGAACATCGCCACGGAGCCGGACCAAGAGTTCCGGCTCGATCCCGAGGACTACGCTGCGGCGGAAGACCTGGGCGAAGTTATCGGCATCGTTCACTCACACCCGGACGCCACCAGCAGGCCGTCACCGCATGACCTGGCCATGTGCGAGGCCACGGCGTTGCCCTGGCACATTCTGTCGTGGCCCGAGGGCGACATGCGCACGATCACTCCAACGGGCAGCACGCCGCTGCTCAAGCGACCGTTCGTGCATGGGGCCTGGGACTGCTGGCAGGTCTGCGCTGACTGGTATCAACGTGAGTGGGGCCTTGAGTTCGAAGCATTCCAGCGCACCGATGGTTGGTGGGAGAGTGCGGAGAACACCAGCCTGTACGAGGCGAACTACGAGGCTGCCGGTTTCGTGCGTGTCGACCGCCCACAGCGCGGCGACATGATCGTTATGCAGGTTGGCCGGACGGCCCACCCGAACCACGCAGGCATATACCTTGGCAACGATCCTTCGCTACCTGGCGAGGAGCCTGGAGCGTTCGGCCCTGGTCCGTTCCTGCTGCACCACCTGTACGGGAGGCCTTCTGAAATCATCGTATACGGCGGCCCATGGCATGACCGAAGCCGGCTGATCTTGAGGCAAAAAGGCAAAAGTTCGGGGGCTGTGACCCCAAATGAATTTAAGCGTCGTTCGGTTTCATCGCCGCACACCTTCTGACTTGTGTTGCAAGAGCAGCTAAAATTGCGCTGCTATCGGGTGTGTTAGAATTTTTTGTTTGCTTCGTATAGGTGTCGGCAATAGCGTTATCAAGATATGCATATGCTTGTATCGTAAGCTTCGATACGAGCTTCGATGCGGCGGACTGAACCACATAGTTGCTATCCTGTGAATTAATTACCGAGTCACCGAGCTCCTTATATAGAGATTTCGCCTCATTGCAGTATTGTGTGCGAACTTCGAGGGTTTTCGTTTGTAAGAAGGTATTCTGCTCACGAGTGGATTTTACGTTTTCCAGGGCAATTAAGTTATCTTGTTTGAGCTTTTCCACTGACAGCATGTGCTCTTGCTTCGTGTTTTCTAAGTCCGTATTGGACTTGTTGTTTGAATAGGTGGAGTAGCCGGTAGCTAGGGAAGTGGCGACTACAGATACGATTGCGACCCAGTTGGAACTGCTCATTTCTATTCTGCATCCATGGATTAAAAAAGGGGCGAATTTTAGCGAATGGCTATGCTGAGCGCACCTGTCAAGACCGATTCTTTGCATGTCGAATTCTTGTTGCCGAGTCTCAGTGCTACAGTTCCGCCAAACCAAAGAGGGAACGACATGCGGATTTTGATAGCGGCTGTGGCGGTGGCGATGCTGGCGGGGTGCGCCTCATCGGCGATCTCAGTGCGGGATGCGAAGCCGGTACCGTCCGATGAGGTCTATGCCTTCCAGACTAAACCGTCTGGCGAGAGCGGAAAAATCACCGTGGTACGCGACTCGGGCGCTGTCGGCTCTGGCTGCGACATTGTTGTTTATGTCGACGGCCGCATGGCTGCAAAAATCGGTACTGGTCAGCGGGCTACATTCTACCTTCCGCCGGGATCGCCCAATCTGGGCGCCGGTCTAGCAGGCTCTGGCTTGTGCGCAGGCGCTGCAATTCGAACCATCGCAGCGACGGTTCAGCCTGGCAAGGAAAGCCTGTACCGCATCAGCGGCGACATGGCCGGGTTCTACATTGGGCCCTATGTCGATTACAACTGAACCAAGAAAGCCATGAAGCCGCCTCCGGGCGGTTTTTTATTGTCCGGAGAAAGTGATGCAGGCATCAGCGATCAACTATCAACCCATGACAACGATTCGTCTGCACGGGCAGTTACGTCAGTTCGGGAAGTCGTTCAGGCTCGCGGTGAAATCGCCGGCGGAGGCGATCAAAGCACTATGCGTGCAGATCCCTGGGTTCGAGCGGTTTCTTTCGAATGCCAAGTCTCGAGGCCTTGAATTCGCGGTGTTTCGCGATAAGCGCAATATCGGGGAGAAGGAGCTGAGCTACAACGGTTCCGGAGACATCCGCATTGCGCCCGTGGTCGTAGGCAGCAAGCGCGGCGGCATCCTTCAAACCATCGTCGGTGCGATCTTGATTGTTGTGGGTGTTATTTTCTCTGCAACGCCTTTCGGTACTCCGCTCATAGGAGCGGGCATTGGTCTTGTCGCCGGCGGTGTTATCCAGATGCTGAGCCCTCAAGCCAGCGGACTTAAAACCAGTGCCGCCCCCGAGAACACCCCCGGCTACGCCTTCGGCAGCGCCAAGAACACAACGGCCTCCGGCAATCCTGTCTCGCTTTGCGCTGGCCGCCGGCGATGGGGTGGCGCAATTATTAGCGCTGCCATCTATGCCGAAGATCAGTTGTAGTCTATATTCTGACGCTCTGAATAGCGCTAAGAAATGGAGTTTTTATGGCGACGTTAGGTGTGGTAATTAAACTTGATGACGAAAAAAATCTTTCAAAAGTTTTTGAAGGGTTTGGTTTTCAGTATTTTGATGAGGAGTTTCTAGAGCACCATCCCTCTAAGTTTAAGTACGTTGCTTTTGTTGTTGGTAATTCGATTCGAGCAGTTGCAAAAATCGATGAGATTACAATTAGCACTGAAGATCCGAGCTTTGCAGGGTTTCGATTTTCTGAAATTGTTAAGAAGAGCTACATCAGCACAGTCCCAGTGCCAGGGACTAAGTGGCTTAACGAATATAACAAGCAAGATTTAGAAGATCTTTTTAATGGGCGGGATAACGTTTTAGCTCGGCCGGAGCCTCTTAAAGAATCAATAGATATGAAAGCTGTTATTTCTCAGCTGGCGGATGCGTATGGTGTTGCGACACGAAATATACAGATAACAATAACTGGTTGAATCTTTCAAATAAAACCGCCCCCGGGCGGTTTTTTTACGTCTGGAGAAAAGCATGGGCGCAGCACGCAAGATCGATGTCTATGGCGCCAAGGGCGGTTCCGAGAAGCCTAAAACCCCAACCGAGGCACCAGACAGCCTGCGCTCCGTCGCAATTGCGAAAATGCTTATTGCTGTGGGTGAGGGCGAGTTTGATGGTGCTCCTACCGCCAAGGACATCTTTCTCGACAACACACCGCTGCAAGACCCGCAGGGGAACATGAACTTCCCGAACGTGAAGTGGGAGTGGCGCAGCGGGGCTGTGGACCAGTCCTATATCCAGGGCATCCCATCGGTCGAGAACGAAACAACCATCAGCACCGAGCTGCGCAGCGGCACGCCGTGGGTTCGAGCGATCACCAATACCCAGCTCTCAGCTGTACGTGTGCGCTTTGCCTGGCCTGCGCTCCAATCGGTGGATTCCGGCGGCAACATCAACGGTTACACGATCGGGTATAAGATCGAGTTGGCAACGGATGGTGGAACTTACCAGGAGGTTTTGAACGAGGCAGTATCCGGCAAGACCACCAGCTTGTACGAGCGAACCCGGCGAATCAATCTGCCGCGCGCGACAACCGGGTGGCTGTTGCGCATCACTCGACTGACTGCAAACCAGAACAACAATAAAATTTCCGACACCATGCAGATTGCCGGCTTCACTGAGGTGATCGACGCCAAGATCCGGTATCCGAACACCGCGCTGCTTTACATCGAGTTTTCTGCGGAACAGTTCCGCAGCATCCCAGCAGTGACGATCGAGTGCGATGGTCGGAAATGGCAGGTGCCGAGCAACTACGACACCAGGTCGCGCACCTACACGGGCGTCTGGGACGGAACGTTCAAAGAGGCCTGGACCGACAACCCTGTTTGGCACACCTACGGCATCACCACGAACGACCGTTTCGGCCTGGGCCGTCGCATCAAGCCGTGGATGGTGGACAAATGGGAGCTGTACCGCATCTCGCAGTACTGCGACCAACTGGTGCCGGACGGTAAGGGCAGCATGGAGCCGCGCTTCATCTGTAACCTGAACCTTCAGAGCAAGGCTGACGCCTGGTCTCTGCTGCGTGACATCTCGACGATCTACCGGGGCATGACCTACTGGGCGCAGGGCCAGGTGTTCACACTCGCGGATATGCCGCGTGCTACCGACTTCGACTTCGCCTACACCCGGGCGAACGTCATTGACGGCAAGTTCACCTACTCCAGCGCATCGGAACGCACCCGTTACAGCCGCGCGCTGATCAGCTACGACAACCCGCTGAACAACTACGACACCGATGTCACCCCGGTGACCGATCCGAAGCTGCAGCGGCGCTACGGCGATAACCCGCTGGAGATCAGCGCCATCGGCTGCACCCGTGAATCCGAAGCCCAGCGCCGGGGCAAGTGGGCGCTGCTCACGAACTCCAAGGACCGGGCCGTTACCTTCAAGGTTGGGTTGGACGGGCGTATTCCGTTGCCTGGCTACGTAATCCCGATCGCCGACGAACTGCTGGCCGGTCGGCCCGTGGGCGGGCGCATCTCGGCGGTGAACGGCAAGGTCATCACCCTGGACCGCGACACCCAGGCCAAACCCGGTGACCGGCTGATCCTCAACCTGCCAGATGGCAAGTGCGAGGGCCGCACCGTGCAACTGGTCAGCGGTCGGCAGGTCACCGTAACCGTGGCTTACTCTGTTGCGCCAGAGCGCGAACTGGTGTGGGCGCTGGATGCTGACGACCTGGCCATCCCGCTTTATCGCGTGGTCAGCGTGGCGCGGCCAGAGCCAGGCGTGTTTGAAATCTCGGCTGTGCAGTACGACCCGAGCAAGTTCGATCACATCGACACCGGCGCCCGGCTGGAGGAGCGCCCAATCAGCGTTGTGCCAATTACCGTGGTACCGGCGCCGGCGAGCGTCGACATTACGTCGAACTACTCCGTTGACCAAGGTCTGGCCATCAGTACCATGAACATCTCGTGGCCCGCTGTGGCTGGTGCGGTTGCGTATGACGTAGAGTGGCGCAAGGACAGCGGCAACTGGATCAAGCTGCAGCGCACGGGCGCGACGAGCGTCGATGTCACCGGCATTTACTCGGGCGCCTATCTTGCCCGGGTTCGCTCGGTAAGCGCCTTCGAGATATCTTCGATCTGGAAGAGCTCCAACCTGACCAATCTGGAAGGGAAGGTCGGCTTGCCGCCGGCGGTGGCATTCCTGTCTACCACCAGCGAATTGTTCGGCATCGGCATTCGCTGGGGCTTTCCTGCTGGCGCCGAGGACACCCAGCGCACCGAGCTGTGGTACGGACAGGCCAATGACCTGTCCGTAGCATCGAAACTGGCAGACCTGGCCTACCCCCAGGCGGATTACAGCATGCAGGCCCTACAGGCAGGCGCGCAGTTCTTCTTCTGGGCGCGCCTGGTGGACCGGACCGGCAACGTCGGTCCGTTCTATCCGGTCGGCAACGGTGTGATGGGCATGGCGAGCTCCAACGCTGACCCGGTTCTGGATTTGATTGCCGGCCAGGTTGGTCGTACGGAGCTTGGCCAGGACATCGTCGACGAAATCGACAAGATCCCAGGCTTGCAGGCGCAAATCGATGCGCTCGATGGGCTATCGGCCTACGACCCTGAGTCGGTTTACCTCGAGGGCGACCTGGTGGTTGTCGGAAAGCGGATCTACCAGGCTACGCAATTGGTACCCGTGGATACCTCGCCGCCAAACGCCGCGTACTGGGTGGACGTGGGCCAGGTGTTGGTCACCGCCAACGGGCTGGCGCGCCAGGTAGAGCTCAACACCACCAGCATCACTGAGTTGGACGGTGTGGTCACTGCCCAGGCATCGAGCCTTCAGTCCTTGCAGTCAGCCTATCGGGATGACACCGGCGAAGGCGACCTGGCGGATGCGCTCCAGGGGTACAACGCCTCGGCGAGTTTCGCTCAGGAAGTGAAGACGCGCGCGTCGCAGAACGCGGCCATGGTGCAGCGCCAGACCGAACTCACCGCTTCGGTGGGTGATGTTGCGGGCACCGTGACCGAGCTCGAAAGCGTTGTGGCCACCGATCGCGAAGCAACCGCCCAAGCTATCCAGCAGATCGGTGTGGAGATCGGCGAAACCTCGGCGGCCGTTCAGACGGTCAGTCAGGCACAGGCCGATACAGACGGCAAGCTGTCCACCATGTGGTCCGTGAAGATGCAGCTCAATCAAAACGGGCAGTACGTGTATGCAGGTGTCGGTCTCGGAATCGAGAACGTTGAAGGGGTTCTGCAAAGCCAGTTTCTGGTCAGCGCTGATCGTTTCGCAATCGTCAACACCATTGCTGGCGGTGCCGTCAGCGTTCCTTTCGCCGTACAGGATGGCCAAGTGTTCATGAACTCGGCCTTCATCCAGGACGGTAGCATCACCATGCTCAAGATCGGGCAGGCGCTGCAATCTGACAACTACGTCGCCGGTGTTCAGGGGTGGCGCCTTGATAAGGCCGGCAACCTGGAGTTCAACGGACCTGCACCTGGTGGTGGACGCCTGACCATGACTAACCGCGCGATCAAGGTCTACGACGAAAACGGAGTTAAGCGCGTACAGCTTGGAGATCTGACGGCATGAGTTTCGGAATGAGGATATGGGGCGCCAATGGCGCCCTTGAGTTAGATGAAACATCATTTACAGTTAGAGTTGAATATTCAGCTGTGGTTCAAAGTGGAAATGGTCAGAGAACAATGACTATATCTTTGCCAGGGGTTAGTCCGTCAACACACTCGGCTGTATGTATCCCTATTACAAATTATGGAACAGATGCTCAGGATATTAGAAATATACAATATATACCAATTGTTGGTTCTGGGGTTGTAACTGTATTTTGGGGGCAGCCTAATACAAATGGTCCGATGGGCGTTCTAACACCTCAGCGACTTTTGGTTATGAGGTATAGATAATGTCTTTCGGTCTAACATTTGTTAACGATAGTAATGTAATTACATTGGATTCTGAATTTTCAAGATTAGTCATAATTGCAAAAGGCACATATAGCGGTTCCGGAGGTGCCAGTGTAGGGTTTCCGTCTACAGTAACATCTCCTGAGCCACCTCTTGTTTTTGTAAGGCCTAATCAGTCTAACACTCTTTGTTTTTGTAAGATAACTGGGAGTCCTGGTGCATGGACTGGTTTTTCTTTTACTGGCATTGTTGGTGTTGGCACTTCTGGGATTTGGTTTAGTGCAGCATTTCAATCTAAGCCAGTTGCTAATTATGGTCTTAGGCTTTGGGACTCTAGTTCTAAGATATTATTTGATAATGGGACTCCCGCTGCGCAGTTCACAAGAACTATCACAAGCTGGACTTATTTAGGTTCCGAGCAGACAAGTCAAGGTGTTTACAGGCTCAGTTGGACAGCGGCATCACCTTTAAATACAGGGGATTACATGCTCCTTAATAATATCGCCATGGACGTTGCCGGCAGCACTTCTAGGCAGGGTAATCAATATGCAGTCTGGGACTATGTAAATAACAGGCTGGTTATGCAAGTGATCGGTGTTGATGTACAAACCACTTTATACACGCCAGTTGTCTGGGCCAAACCAATTTCCTAGAGGTATCACATGACCTGGTACAAAACAGGAACTGTCGCTGTTACGCAGGGCAGTAATGCTGTGATCGGCACCGGCACATCGTTCATTGCGAACTCACGTGTAGGTGATGGCTTTCGCGGCCCCGATGGCGGGTGGTACGAAATCACCAATATTGCGAGCGACACTGCGATGGCGATCTCGCCGCCTTACGGAGATTCTTCGGCGTACTCAATCGCGCCCTTACAGGGGTATCTGAAGGATTCCGCTGACGCTTTACGCACAGCAACTAAAACCATTGCCGGCGGCGTTGCTGACATGCAGGAGCAGGTGGCGACCGCGACCGAGGCGGCTGAATCTGCCGGGCAATCCAAGACAGTTGCCACGGAACAAGCCGGTATCGCGACAGCCGCCGCAAATGCGTCCGCGGGGAACAAAGAGGCCGCGCAACTGGCTGCGCAGCAGAGCGAATCTTCCGCCGTGGAATCGGGCGCCGCCGCCGATCGTGCCGAGACCGCTAAGAACTCAATCATTCAGTCGGAACAGGCCGCCGCCGCATCGGCAGCAGCTGCAGCGGAATCCGCCGAACAAGCCGAAGAGGTAACGCTTGGCAAGGCTGCAAGTGGTGCGAACAGCGACATTACGTCGCTCAGCGGTTTGACGACCCCGCTTTCTATCGAGCAGGGAGGTAACGGTGGCGGCGCTGGCGTTCAGAAATCGTCTGCCAATGTGGCTCTTAACAATGGCCGATATACGACGCCTGGCACATGGACTGGCTCTGTTTATCCTGGCGCAGACGGCCGTAACCAAGGCTACTTGGTTCATGATAACTGGACGTCTGACTATGCTCGCCAAACGTGGACGTCTTTGGATTCATCGATTACCACTCAGCAGCGATTCAAGACCAATGGGGCATGGGGCGCCTGGAAGGCGACAACCGCAGCGCCGGCATGGGGAGTAATTGGCGGAACACTTTCTGCTCAAACAGATTTGCAGGCCACCCTGGATTTAAAGCAGAACGCCTCAAGCGCCGCCCTTATACCGGTCAGCGCAAACTTTATGCCGTTTAACCGAGACAGTGTCGCCGCCGTACTTCCCGCGGGCGGAACCTATGCGTGGTGGATACATCAGGCTAACAACCAGACGGGGGCATTGATCGGGGCTTCCTCTGCTGGAGTATCTGCTGGCGGAACTACAATCAAGGCAGCTACGGCGGGCCAGTACATTTTCGGATTTTACTGGAGAATATCTTGATGCAATTTTATTACCTTGAAGACGGCTCGACTGTAGGCGAGTTAAATGGGCAGCCATACAACTTTCATCCTTTGGTAACGCCTGAGCAGTGGCTGTGGTTTCAGGATCAGCTTGATCAAGGTTTGCTGGAGGAGATTCCGAGACCTCCAGACCCAGAGCCAACTCCCATGGACCCCGCTGTGTTGGAAAACGCCTGGCGTGAATCCGAAATGCCTAAGGCTCAACAAAACGTGACTGCCATCGAGTATGGCGAGGAAGACATCCCCGGCACCGCTCAGCAGTGGCAGAGGTATTGGCTTGCACTTCGCAAGTGGACCGAAACAAATCCCGACTTCCCCGATAGCAGCAAGCGTCCTGTAGCGCCGAGCTGATCACCATCAGTACACCGACACCCGCCATGAGCGGGTTTATTTTTGCCTGGAGAAAGTCATGCCGATCACTGAGCAGCAGTTGCTGCAGATCCTCCCGAACGCCGGCCGCCAAGCCGGCGTTTTTGTTCCTGCACTGAACGCTGCTATGGGCAAGTACGGGATCGTGACCAAGCTGCGTATCGCGGCATTCATCGCCCAGGTCGGGCACGAGTCGGGCCAACTTCGCTACGTGCGCGAGATATGGGGCCCCACCGCGCAACAGGCCGGGTACGAGGGGCGCGCCGACCTGGGCAACACGGAGCCGGGTGATGGCTCCAAGTACCGTGGCCGGGGCCTTATCCAGATCACTGGCCGGGCGAACCATGCCGCGTGCGGGGAAGCGCTGGGCGTAGACCTCATCAACAACCCTGAACTGTTGGAGCAGCCGCAGTACGCCGCGATGTCGGCGGCCTGGTTCTGGTCGACCAAGGGCCTGAACACGCTTGCGGACCAGGGCGACTTCGCGAAGATCACTCGCCGTATCAATGGCGGGCTCACCGGCCAAGCCGATCGGCAGGCGCTGTACTACAGGGCGCTGAAGGTGCTGGTATGAGTGAAATAAAAACAATCTCCCGCGTCCTGGGCCAGGCGGAAGACGACTCGCTGTGGTTCTTCTGCAATGGTTGCGATCTCCCGCATAGCCTGAACGTTGGAACTGGCCCTGGCCCGCGGTGGGGCTACAACGGAAACGCCGAGGCCCTGACGTTCACGCCTTCTGTACTGTCCCGCTATGGGATGCATGGAAAGGATGTTGTCTGCCACTCATTCGTCACCGATGGACGAATCCAGTACCTGGGCGACTGCACGCATGCACTGGCTGGTCAAACTGTCGATATGCCGAATTGGGAGGAGTCATGGGCGAATTGGTAACGCAGTACAAGGTCGCGCTGATCCTATTTTCGTGCCTGCTGCTGATCGGCATTGGTGCTGGCAGCGCCTGGCAGGTGCAGGACTGGCGGATGGGCAAGCAGCTAGCCGAGCAGGCGGCCCAGTTCCAAACGGACCTGGGAGCCATCAGCAATGCCGCCTCTGCCCATGCCCGCGCGGAGCAAGACAAACGGCTGACCTTAGAGCAGAAGCTCGCTGGCCAAGACCAACAACACATCAAGGAATTATCCGATGCCCAGCGCAACCAGGCTCGCCTGCGTGACCAGCTTGCTACTGCTGATGTCCGGCTGTCAGTCCTCCTTGCCGAGGATCCAGCCAGTGCCTGCAACGTGCCTTCCGCCACCGGCGCCGTCGGCGTGGTTCATGCAGCCCGTCGAGCCCAACTTGACCCAGCGCATGCTCAACGAATTATCGCAATCACCGACTCCGGTGACCAAGGATTGATCGCTCTGCGGGCATGCCAGGCTTACGTTAGGGCCATTACTAGATGA